ACGACCGGAAACTGCATCGGCTCAGTTATAGTTTTCTGTTACCACCCCCTTTGACGGAAGACAACTTATAACCGACTAAATAGCGCTCTGCAATAGCGGAGCGCTATATTTCTTTAATACGGAGTGATAGATCGTGGCTCAGATGAGTAAGAAGATACAGTTCCACGACGACGACAAACTGAAGAAGGTTAATCCGGAAACTGTTAAGTTGTGGAAGAAATATGAGGCCGATATGTCGTTGCGTAATTTATCTGATGGCACAATTAAAGGATATCGTAATGATATCGAACATCTGTGGATATATACGTATGACAATCTCGACAACGTTGCTATCACAGAATTAACAGAGGACGACTTGACGGAGTTCTTCTATTTTTGCAAGACGGAGGGTAACAACCCGAAGCGCATCAAAAGAAGGATGTCGTCTATAAGTGCGTTCTATAAATATTTAAGAAAGAAAAAGATCATATCTGAAAACCCGATGGAGTTTATAGACCGTCCGGCAAGAGACGTTGATGTAATTACCCAGACGTTTCTCACCAAAGAACAGATAGCGGATCTAAGAATTAAGCTTGAAGCAAACTATAAAGACGCAAAGACGGTGTCACAAAAACACCTCGCGTTAAGCTACCTGTGCTACGCAATGTTCTCGCTGTCTACAATGGCGAGAGTTACAGCGGTAAGCAATATTATGTGGCAGCAGATTAATTTTGACGACAGGGTCGTTCTTGATGTGCTTGAGAAAGAGGCCAAGGTTGTAACCTTATACTTTTCGGAAGACGTCAAGAATCTATTAATGACTCTGAAATCTTTCAGAGATGAAAACAATATTGATGATACCGGATATGTGTTTATATCAAAGGATACAGATGGATATCACAAGGTATCGAGTAACACGTTGTCTCAGTGGTGTAAGAAAATAGGCGCGATTATAAACGTGCCGACATTACACCCTCACGACTTCAGACATTCCAGCAGTACTATACTGCGTAACTCCGGAATGGCTCTTGAAGATATTGCCGTGTTGCTTAATCACGAAAGCACAGAGACGACGCTGAAATACTATATAAGACGTGACGATAGCAAGGTTGTTGCTAAAAAGGATGAACTGGGAATTTAGGAGGTACGGCGATGGCCGACAACAACACCCTAAGTGCAAGGGGTAAAATGCGTAACACGGCTCCGAAACCTCCGGGCGCAAAGGAGCCAAAGAGAGGCGAGTTCTTCTGTTGCGCTTGTGGTAAAAAATATACCAGACAACAGGCGTATTTTCCGATGTCGAGGTCGATACTCTACAAAGGAAATAACGGATACTTGCCTATATGTAAAGAGTGCTTCGAGGGATTATATTTACACTACTGCGAGGTTCTCCAAGACGAGGTGGCGGCGGTCGAGAGAGTATGTCAGAAGTTTGACATATACTTCAACATGCCTATGGTTGAGAGTGCTATGGCGGACTCAACCGGAACGGCTGTAATTATGACGTATATCAGCCGTATAGCGTTACCTCAGTTTAAAAACAAAACATATGATACTACGCTCGACGAAGACGAATACGCTGCGGCGGTCGCAGAAAGAGAGCGTAAGCCCACTGACGAAGAAATACTTGAACAACGAATGATTGAACAAGGACGTCGCGAGTGGGGTATAGATCTGAAGCCCGACGAATACGCGTTTCTTGATAACGAGTTTGCGGACTGGAATGCAAGGTGCGCCATAGAAGGCAAGTCGCGAGAGTCGTTGGTAAGAAGTTTATGCGTGACCGAGCTTCAGCAGAATAAGGCGCTTAGCGCCGGAGATATAGACACATACAACAAACTGAGCATAACGTTCCAGAAGCAGCTGGCTGCTGCCGATCTTACGCCCAAACAGATAGAGGACGCAGAGAGGGCGACAGAGAAGCCAATGGGCGTGATGATAAAAATGTTTGAAAACGACGATCCAATACCTAAACCGGATCCGGAGTGGGAGGATGTCGATGGAATAATGAAGTATATTCTTGTGTACTTTATCGGACATTTATGCAAAATGCTTGGACTTAAAAACAAATACTCCGCTCTTTATGAAGAAGAAATGGAGAAATACACTGTTTATGTTCCGGACGAAGTAAAGGACGGAGACAGCGAAGATATCTTCGACTACTTGCTCGAGAACGGATTCGGCGTTAGCGAGTCGTCGTCAGAGGATGGCGGTGATGAAGATGGCGAAGAGGAATAGTGTAAACAGAGAGGGAAAGATAAGAGAAGGACTCGGAATATGGACAGCCTTCTACCGCGCAAACCCACACAGGTTTGCGGTCGATTACCTCGGCATGCGGTGGATGACACCGATTCAAAAAATCATACTAAACCTAATACTTAAGTTTACATACGCGCTGATTATTGCGTCACGCGGTATGGGTAAGACGATGCTTGTTGCGGCGGCAATATGCGTGCGATGCATATTGTACCCGGGTATACAGGTCGTCATTGCCGCCGGTAACCGAGGACAGTCTATAAATGTTTTAAACAAAATAATAGACGAATATCTGCCTAACTCTATTAATCTACAAAACGAGATAGAGTCGTATAAGGTTACGCCGGCTGATGCGTATATAACGTTTAAGAATGGTTCGATTGTAAAGGTTGTAACTGCAAGAGACTCGGCAAGAAGCGCGAGAGCAAACTGGGTTATTAACGACGAGTTTGTACAGATCAAGAAGAGCGTTATTGACGGTGTTTTGAGAAAGTTCAAAGCCGGACTGAGAACCCCGGGATTTTACGAGCAGAAGAAATATAAGAACTATCCCAAAGAGCCAAACTGCGAAACATATATTTCGAGCGCCTATTACAAGTTCCACTACAGTTGGAACAAGTTCAAGGCGTTCTTTAAGTCTATGGCTAAGGGTGAAAACTATGTATGCGTAGGGTTCCCATATCAGCTTCCGGTAAGTCAAGGATATTATCCTCCGGAACAGATAAGAGAAGAGATGCAAGAGTCGGACTTTGACCCGATCAAGTTCTCTATGGAAATGGAGTCGCTGTTTTTCGGCGAGGCATCAAACGCCTTCTACTCATATACAGACCTTGAGATAAACAGGACAATTGAATACCCGATGTACCCGCCATACTACTATCAGATACTCGGAGATCCTAAGTTGAAGTATCCGGAAAAGCAGAACGGCGAGATAAGAATAATCGGTATGGACGTTGCGACACAAGGAGGATCGAAAAACGACAACACCTGTTTCAGCGTATTGTCACTTATGCCGAACAGATTTGAGCAATACGACCGAAGTCTTGTGTTTATTGAAGTAATGAACGGTGGTCACACCGCAGACCAAGCGCTGAAGCTAAGGCGCCTATTTGACGATCTACAGGCCGACTATGTGGTCATAGATACAAACGGTGTAGGTTTGGGCGTATTCGATATACTCGTCAGAGACCAAGTTGACGAGGAACGCAACACGGTGTATCACGCGTGGAGTTGTATCAACGATCCTAAGATGGCTGAAAGATGCAACGACCCGGATGCCCCAAAGATTATATACAGCATTAAGGCATCTGCGCAGTTCAACAGTGACGCGGCTGTTATGCTCAGAGACTGCTTAAAGCGCGGCAAGCTTAAGCTGCTCATTAGCGAGATTGATGCGGTTGAGCTGCTTATGAATAACAGACAATACAATAAGATGACCGTCGAGGATCAGATGATGTTCCAGACGCCGTATTACAACACGACGATGCTGATCAATGAAACTATCAATTTGTCCTACGAGATGGTCAACGGCAAAATCAGAGTTTCCGAGCCGGCCGGTATGAGAAAGGATAGATACTCTTCTGTATCTTATGCTAACTATATCGCGTCAGAACTCGAACGAGACTTTTTGAGAAATAACAACAAGGGCGACTTTAACGGAATGTTTAAATTCCGCAAGCCCATTATCAAATAATGAAAGGCGGTGATGAGATTGGACGAACTCCAGCTCGATCTCAATAAGATGTCAGAAGAAGAGCTGAACAGCTATAAGGTTGCACTGGATTTTGCCAGAGCGCAGATACAACGACTGCGTAATCCTAATATTATGGAAACATCTCTGGAAACCGTATCTTTTGCTCCGATAAACAGAGAGGGCCTGTTGACATACCTCAAGTCTCCTAAGCTTAATGAGAAGAATATACGCAATGTATCAATAGCGATGTTTAATGCGTCGATGCATTACAGACGACTGATACAGTATTATGCGCTGATGCCGCTATGGTCGTATATTATCAAACCGCTCGCGTTTGACAAAGAGAAAACGGGAGACCCGGAAACCGGTGATAAGAAAAGTGTCGCCTATAAAAAGGCGTTCCAGAAAGCCGCCGGACAAATAGAGGCGATGAACCTTAAGCACGAGATGCAGAAGGTTCTTACCATAGGCCTTAGAGAAGGTGTCTTCTACGGAGCGATATGGCAGAACTCCATCGGAGGATCTTTTAGCATACAGAAGATCAATCCAGATATTTGTAAAATCACATCAATAGAGGACGGTACGTGGTTATATTCGGTTGATATGAGCCGAATAAAAGAAAGTGAATTATACAGATATCCTCCGGAATTTACCGAAATGTACGCACAATATAAGCTTACAAGAGAGAAATGGCAAGAAGTCCCGTCCAAGATATGCTTCTGCTTTAAGGCAGACGAAACACTGGTTGAGTATAGTATGCCGCCTTGGGCAGCTACAATACCAAGTCTGCTCGACATCGAGAACTACAAGGCGCTACAGGACACCGCTAACGAGATAGCTAACTATAAGCTGATACATATGAAGGTTCCGGTGAACTCGTCAGACGCACCCAAGTTCTCGTTCGAACTCGCGCAGAAATACTATGAATTCTTATGCGCCAATCTTCCGCCGTATGTCGGAGCGTCGTTCAGCCCGATGGAGCTTACAGATATCGACTTCGACAAAGACGGCAACTTGAGAGAGACCGACCTTGTGTCGAGAGCAGAACGCACATTCTGGCAGAGCAGCGGCACGAGCCCGTTACTGTTTGGCGACGCCGCTAACACTACAGCTGGCGCACTGAAACTCTCAATTAAGGCGGACGAGGAGCTCGTATTTGGCTGGATGAACCAGTGCGAAAGAATTGTAAACAGGTTGCTTAAGAATATTGCCGGAACACAAAAGTTCCAGATTACGTTCTTGCCGGTTACAGTATTTAACCAAGGCGAAATGGTTGATTACTTCAAGAACGCATCTACACTCGGCATACCTGTTAAGTCAGCATACGCCGCCGTGCTTAACGTGCGTGGTCTTGAAATACCCGGTGTCGATTATATCGAAAGAGAGTTTCTCGACATGGACGAACTTGTACCGTTATCAAGTTCGTATAACACAGCGGTCGAAGGAGAGGCCGGACGTCCAGCCGCGGACGACGGAGATCTCACAGAAAGCGGCATAAGGACGAGGGAGAACGACAATGAATAATGTATATGTAATTGATCCGGAGTCCAAGATGAAGCTTGTTGAACAAGGGTTTAAGGTTGTAAACGAGCTACACACTGTCAATGGTGGAATTGTGTGGGTTATGCACTCGCTCAATTTTAACTTTGATATAGATTCTATGAATCTTCCCGGCGTTATCCGCTCCGAAAGATTCGATCTAAAATTCTTAAGCAATGGAGGTGATTAAGTTATGGAATCCAAAAACATAGGAATAAACTTTGATCTACAGTTTCAGAAGATTCAAAATCTCAATCCCTCCTTTGACTTAGCCAGAGTTGCTATAGCATATCACGGCTTAAACAGAAATCACTCGATTATCAGCAAAGAGGTTTTTGAGAAAGCACTCCCCTCTCTTTATAACGTTCCTATCGTCGGAAGGTATGTTCCGGAAGAGGAAGATTTTGGTTCTCATGATGTAATGGTAGCTGTTAACAAAGACGGTGAGTACAGCATTGAGAATGCCACGGTTCCTTTTGGCGTAATACCGGAGTCGGCGTTATTTGAATGGGAAAATGTTACCGAAGAAGACGGTACAGAGAGAGAATACCTCTTCACGAACTGTGTGATCTGGAGACGTTCCTACGGCTATGAAACGCTGATATCTCAAAGCAAATGGTCTCAGTCTATGGAGATTGCAGTTAATGATTATGACGTCGATGATAACGGAGATATGGTTATTAAAGATATGACGTTTACTGCATTGTGCATTCTTGGAAACGACAAAGAGCCATGTTTTGAGAGCGCGAGTATTCAGATGGGTAACAACTACGAGATGAACAACTTTGCTACGCAGTTCTCCTTGATGATTGATGATTTGAAGCAGCTCGCAAGCAATGCTATCAAGTTTGGACTTGACGGTTCAAATGAAGATATATCAGATCAAGAAGAAGGAGGAAAGCACGCTTTGGATGAAATCGAGAAAGTAGTAAACACGGAAGCTACAGAAGAACAGACCGAAGAGTTTGAGCAAGTTGAGGCGGCCGCCGAAGAGACTACGGAAGACCCCGTCGAAACACCGGAAGAAAACTCTGAACCCGAACCCGAAGCAGAAGAGACGGATGCGCAGTTCGAAAATACCGAAGACTCGAACGACGTCGAAAGCGCCAACTTTGCCGCGACATATAACGAGAAAAGAGAATGTTTGTGCAATGCAGTTCGCGCAGCCGGCGGAGATGTGATGGACGCTGACGGCAACATCGTATCGTCCACATGGTTCTATCTTTCTGACTTCGATGATGAGTATGTATATGTTGAAAAATATGTATATACACAGGAAAGCGAAGACAGAGAGTTCGGTAGATTCAACTATGTCATTGGCGAAAGCGACGATGTAGCATTGTCTAATTATGAGACAATGGTTATGAAGTGGCTCACGCTGGCAGAGGCAGAGTCTCTCGAAGCCGAAAGAGCAGAGCTCAATGAGCTCAGAGACTACAGAGACAATCGTATAGCCGAAGATCACCATAATGAAATCGATGCCGTGATCGGCGGCGAGTTCTCCGATGTAGTCAAGACAGAAGAGTTTGAAAGTATCTCAAAAGATATTTACGAGCTGTCTGTTGAAGACGCAAGAGAGAAACTGTTTGCTATAAGAGGCAAACACACAATCAGCAAATCGAAAGAAGAGTCCGGACAGAATGTAAAGATTCCTGTAACAGAACAAGGCTCTTCCAAGATCAATACAAGATACGGCAACCTCTTTGAGGTATATGCCCAGAAAAAATAATTTAGGAGGAAACTAATTATGGCAAAAGCAGTCGTACGTACCGACAATCTCGCCGGTATCGTTGATGGTTCCAAACTTGTATCGGTTAGATACTATGTAAGCACAACTGAAACAGCTATTGAAAATGGCACAATCGTATTACTTGACAGCCTTATTGAAGGCACTCGCGGTGCTGGCAGCCACGTATGGAAAGCAGTAGCCCCCGCAAGCGACAGCACAATTGATGGCTCAAACCACAAGCTCGTTCTTGTTGCATCGCCCGAATATCTTTACGAGAGCAACTATGCAGGTCTCGATGAGTATCAAAACGAAGCCGGCAAAGATTGCCTTGGTTACGTTCTTCAGCATGGCGACACATTTGCTGTTACCGTTGATGCTTTCGCAAGCGCAACAGCTCCCACGAGCACAAACAAATATATTCATCCTACTGCCAGCACAGCGAAAATTACAGCTAACAGCACGTCAAGTGGCGCTATTGGCGAATTCCTTGAGGCTGAAACAGAGGGTGGATACACCTATTATGTTATCCGTATGTATTAATTTGACATACCAGTAATTACAGGAGGAAAAGAATATGGATAAAAATGCAATCGTACGTCTCGGTCTTGATCTTAATCGCGGCGTAAAGACATTTGAAATCGAAGACAAAACATTCTCAGAGTCTGAGGCTGTAGAAGTTCTTCGTCAGGCGCTTATCGACGCTAACGGCGGCAGCACCACTTTTGATTACAAATCACTCCGCAGAAACAAAGTAGCTATCTTTGAAATCATCGAAGAGCTCGTTTCCGCAATCGTACAGGAAGGTCTCAATAACTCCCAGTTCTGGAATGAATTTGTTGATTACAGAAACATTAAACTCGGCGATAAGAATGAATTTTACACCGATGGAGATTCTGACTTCGTAGTTTGCGAAGTTGCAGAAGGCAACTCAACTCCCAGACGTCAGAGACTTGGTGCAAGAAAGAAAGTTTCTGTTAACACCACAGTCCACATGATCAGAATGTATGATCACTTCAGCCGCTTTATGGCTGGTCGTATTGACTGGGCTCAGCTTTGCAACAAAGTAGCAGAAGCTTTCCAGAAAGAAATCTGGTACGATATTGCTACTGCGTTTGCAGGCATTGGTTCCGGCGACATCATCGGCGCTTCCGGCACATATATTGTTACCGGCACATGGGACGAGGACGATCTTATTGACCTTATTGCCCATGTTGAAGCTGCTACCGGCGAAAGAGCAAAGGTTTTCGGTACAAAGCAGACACTTAAGAAGATTACAACTTCTATAGTTGCTGATGCTGCAAAAACAGATCTGTATAATCAGGGTTATATCGGCAAGTTCTATGGCACGGATGTATTCGAAATTCCGCAGGCACACGTTCCCGGAACAGATACATTTGCTATCGATCCTAACGCGAACACTCTTCACGTTATTGCCGGCGGCGATAAGTTCATCAAGTTCGTTACAGAAGGCGACACACTTATCGACGACAGAGACTACACCCAGAACGCGGACAGCACAATTGAATACCGCATGACTGAGAAATTCGGCGCTGGTATTATGTTCGCTTCGAAGGGCTACGGTAAATACACACTGTCATAAAATACAACTGAATAAAAGGAGACACAATGGATACTAACGAAACTAACATCGTAGCGACAGAAAACGAAACTACAGAGGTTAAACCTAAGACTTCCGGTACAAAATCCAAAAAAACAACCAAGTCTAAACCCGCCGCAAAATCGACCACCACGTCCAAACCTCAGAAGAAAACTGTCAAAGACAGCGACTCGGTAGACGTGAGATCGTGTGTTGTGGGTAGACTTACATGGAAATCTGCCAAAACCGGTTATAAGGTTATCTGGGACGAATTCGGCACATCAAATCCGATGACGGTCGAAGAGCTCAGAGATATGAGAAACGGTAGTAGAAAGTTCTTTGAAAACAACTGGGTTGTTGTAGAAGGAGATAACGCGGAAGATGTTCTTAAGTATTTACAGATTGATAAGTACTACAAAGACTTTGCTTCAATTGAAGATATAGATGTTATATTCGAATACGACCCGGATGAGGCCGAAGCCGTTGTTAAAAAATTCGGCTACGGACTTAGAGAGGTCGTGGCGAGAAGAGCATCTACATTGAAGTCTGAGGGTGCGCTTGACAGCGTCAAGATGATTGAGGCTATTGAGAGAGCGACTGGATTTACAATCGAATAATACTTGATACAAACATTACGATATAATAGCCGGGTTTGGCAACAAGCCCGGCTATCCTAATGGAGGGTCGCACTTGGCTACAAGTTATAATGATATATACGATCGCGCCATATTCAGATTTGCTGATTATGACTTTTTAAAGATCGACATAGAGTCGAGAGAGGACATACTGGAAAAGTATCTCCATAGCGCGATTGCAGATGTTGCGGTAATAGTTGAAGCCGGTACTCTTGACATTGACGACGAGAACAGACAGTTCATCGGAGACGTTGATAATGAGGTTCAAGAAATCCTTGCACTTGGAATTGACTATTATTGGCTTAGTGCGAAAGTGCAGAATTCAGAACTTCTGAGAAACAGTTTGTCCACAAAAGACTTTACATACTTTTCACCGGCAAACTTAATGAGAGAACTTATTAACTTGCGTAACGATGTCAAGAATGAGTATAGGTCTGCGATTACCTTTTATTCATACAACCACGGCGACTTCGAATCGCTCATCAAATAAGGTGGCTTATGGATAGAGAAAAAAACTTTATTAAATATATAACAAATGAAATATACAAGATGCTCGTTCTGAAAGAACGCGAGGATTGCGGCGAAAATGTTTATCTCGAAGATTATATAAGCAATCTGTTTGTTGAGATTAACGGTGCGTGTGTCTGGTCTGAGTGGCTGAGATGTCACAAAGACTACGTGGTGGTGACATCGATTATGGCATACCTCAGCACGAACGCGCTTGAATATAAACAATATCGCAGAGAGATATTTAAGATGCTCAATCTTCTCAACAAAATGGAGAAAGAAACAGGGGTGTAAGTATATGAGCTGGGATCTTTATAACAAGAAACTTACAGCAACCGGATACACCGCAAGAGAAAGGCAACTCAATCAATCTCGCGAAGATTTCTTGAGAGAGGCTGTTAAGAACCCCGCTTTTCACATAGCGAAAAGAAATGAAGTCGAGCAGCCGTTTTTAATCACCCGTACTGAGGTTCCGGAAAAATACAAGATTGTAGCATTTCCGGGAGACGACTTAGTTGACGGCGATTATATCGACGTATTCGGAGAGCGGTTTCTTGTTATACAGACACGTGTTCAAGATACTCTACAGAAAAACGGTATTATGTGGTTATGCAACCATGAGTTTGTTTGGCAGAATTTTACGTCAGATATCGTTAAAAGATGGGGCGTACTTGACAGCGGTGTATACTCATCAACCATTCAAGGTGAAGTTACTGCTCGGTCTAAAAACAAGCAGTTTAAACTTTACTTTCCGTTAGACGAAGGTACTAACAAAATATTTGTCGATAAGAGGTTAGCGTGCGACAAAATGTACGACCAATTCGGTCACGAAATATTGAACGTGTATCACGTTACCGGCTATGACGCCACCAGTGAATCTTTCGGCACCGGCGCACATCTGCTTATTCTGAACTTGCGAAGTGATGAATATGATAGAGAGAAGGACAACGTCGAGCTGATGATTTGTGACTATATAGCCCCGGAAGAAGATACACCTACAGAGTTACTCGACTGCGCTATTACCGGCAACGACTTTGTTCGCGTTGGTACAAGCCGCAAATACGGCTCGGTGTTCTATACCGAGACCGGCGATATTGCGCTTGGCGTAGAAGCGGTATGGACTCTTGAGAGCGCGCCGGAAGGGGTTACCGCCGAGCAGACGGACAACAAGTTTGCTATTACGGTACCCAACAAAGACGAGCTTATCGATCAACAAATAACAATCAGCCTTACCGATAATGGAGAATTATACGAGACGGTCTATAAGACCATCGATATTATCGGATTATAATAAACACAAAGGAGAGTTGGTTATGTACGATTTCCAGATTGTCAGTCTTTCTGAAAAATGGTTTGAAGAAAGCGTACCCGCCAATTACACAGACAGTTCACATCTCGGTACTCCTTGTCAGGTTCCCTCGATGGTTATCGATGAAACAAACGGTGTTATATACGTTTGTGAGAAACCCGATGCAACGACCAAGAATGCCGGATGGGTTAAATACGTCTTAGACACTTAATTAATTGGTGGTGAATAAATGGCTGCAACCACTTCTACAGTAAAACGAGAGATAATGTTGAAGCTCGCAAATGATCCTAAGATCTTCGAACTCATCAACAATCCTACTATCGATCCGGAAAATCCGGACGATTTAATATATGTTAATATTTTTCCATACCTCAAAGTTAATTATACCATTCAAGAAGTCGGCACATATATCGGCGTCAAGATAGACTATCCCGTTATCAATGATAACGAGATATGGAAAAACGCCGAGATGACTATATCTATCATATGTGCCAACGGAGCGATGAAAGCTAAGGGCGGATTATCCCGTACTGATTTAATCAGCGAAAGAATCATCGAGCTGCTTCAATGGAACAGAGACTATGGTTGCAGGATAGAACTCATAAGCGAGAAAGAAAACCCTGTTGACGAAAACTTCTATTATAGAAAAATGGTCTTCGGGTTCTTCGCTCCTAACGGTATGAAAAACGGAGTTAAGGTTAACGTATGAGAGTTGACGAACTGAAGCTACTTAGCGGCATAGACGTTGAAGTCTCGCCGCATATCGTGATGCATCATCCGAAGCTTTCAGAAATACGTGATATGGGAGAAAGGGAGTACTACGGCTTAATAACCACATTATGCTCTACGCCGTCCGATTACAAGTCAATACTGTATGACCAGTTTAATATAGACTACGAAGAGGTCGGCGAATTTGAGTTCTTCTTAATGATGTGGTCCACGCTGCACGATACGGATATATCTATTATATTTCCGGGTATGAAGTTTGAGGATTTTCATATAGTTCAAAATAATGAAACCGGTCTTTTATCATTATACAATGAGAAAACCGGTGACTTTATTAACGAGATTGTATACACGACAATCACGAGCTATTTAAGAGAATTCCATGGACTGTCAAAGCGTGTAGACAAAGCTGGTAACGAAAGTACAAAACGGTACCTTATCAATAAAGCCCGCAAGGAACTTGAGAGAAGGAAAAATGACGAATACAAACCCGTACTCGCTCCGCTTGTGTCGGCGATGGTCAACTGCGAGCAGTTTAAATATGACCATCACACAGTATGGGACTTAACGATTTACCAGTTTATGGACTCGGTAAAACGAATACAAAAAATCAGAAATGTTTCTGACGTTATGACCGGTATATACACCGGTAACATAGACGCCAAGAAGCTTTCAGATGATACAACAAACTGGCTGGGCGCACTTAAGTAAACCCGGCCTTAATCTTTAACAGGAGGAAAATATATATGCAGAATACGAGACTTACAAGTGCCGATTTTGACAAAATGATAATTGAGTCAATCGACGAAGTTATGGCATATGACCGTGGTAACGGTGAGCTTAAGTTTTGGTTCGACCAGATTAAATCCGGCGAGCTTACTTCTGACGCAGAGGTTGTTTACGCAGAAGGCCGACAGGGCGTTCAGCTTGCAGCTTTCGACAGAAACAAGACCGCTGGCTTCACCTGTGAGAACGGTTATGTTCTTGCGAGCGCTATCGCGACACAGCTTGGTTCCAACCTTGAGGTTGCAAGCAACGACGACAAACTGACCATTCAGATTCAAGATTTCTTTGAACAGGCAAATGGCACTACTACAATTAAACTTGTTGGTGGCTCAGCTACCGCCGGTCAGACCGCTGACCTTTCCGCCCCGCCTGCCACAGAAGACACTCTTAAATATATCTACAAAATCGGCAACGATAACTCAATCGTTAAAAAGCTTGATGTTGTTGAGGTTGAAACTGTTACTTCTATGCCTACTGCATCCGAAAACTATGTTGGCAAATATGTATATCTCAATACAGGTGATGATGCAGGACTTTATCTTGGCAAAGATAACGGAGCGTCGGCCGAGACAAGATATACATTTGATGGCCCTATTGAAATCACAGAAACAACCGAAATGTTCGGCATAGATTATACAATAGAGGGTTCCGGCACCGAAGAAGTAATTACCGGTGCGACACTGACTGCGTTCCTTGTTGCTGCAACAAAAGATACTTCATATCTTGCAGTTTATGACACAAAAGTCGCTGTTGGTAAAAAGATCGTCAATAGAGGCGATAGATTTGCCGGTAACGTTAAGCTTGTCATCAACTTTGTTGCGCAGGATCCTTGCAGCGGTAGCAAATACCTTATGCAGGCAATTATGCCCAACGCAAAAGTTTCTGGCTCGTTCTCACTCTCTGCCGGTGACGATCCCGCAGTTCAGAACTTTGAAGCAACCGCCATGCTTGACGTTTGCTCAATCGATAAGGAACTCTTCACCATCGTCATGGCGTAAGAGCCAAGTTAAATATGAAAGGAGCCGCCCGGTTAATTGCCGGGCGGTTTGTTTGATATGGAAAGAAAACCTAATCACACTTGCAGAAATATGAACTGTCACAAGGGCGCGGATGGCGGACGTAAACAATACTATGCCTGCGACGTATGCGACAGAACCAGTTATCGGGTAATTGCGTGCAGTCCGGAATGTTATGCCGAGATTATGCGCATACGCAATAAGCCTGTTGAGATTAGACCCGAGCGTTCAGACAAAACCGAGTCAGAGATAAATGAAATAATGACCGCTCCGATAGAAGAGGTCGAGAAGAGATCTCGCGAGGAATTATCGGACTATGCAGACAAAATCGAGACAATGGGTCTGGAAAAAGTTGTTGACTTGATCAACGAAGAAATTGATGCGGAGGCGAAGTCGTGAAAATATTATGTCTCGACCAAGCGACGCGCATCACCGGGTACAGCGTTTGGCAAAACGGCAAGTTAAAAAAATACGGAACATTGGAGCCGAATATACCCAAGAATGTGACGTATATAGAGCGACTATCCGGCATGTGCAATGCTATAGAGTCGCTGATTATTAAAACCAAGCCGGACGTTGTATGTATTGAAGACGTTCAGTTCCAGTCCAATCAAAGGACTTTTAAAATCCTTGCGCAGATGCAAGGGTACATATTTGCAATACTCGACAAAATAAAACTACCGTTTGTTATTGTCGAGCCGTCGTGCTGGAAAGCTTTTGATAGTATCAAGGCGAGAAAGCGCGAAGAACAAAAAGCACAGACTATAGAGTTTGTGAAAGAAAAATATAATATTGAGCAATTGTCTGAAGACGAAGCCGACGCTGTGGCGATCGGGTGTTGGGCGATTGCTAATGTAATGATTGAAAGGAAGAATGGATAATGGCTAAGAAAACAAAGAAAAGCGACATACAGACAATAGTCAATTCTTGCGTATGCGAGGATAAAACCTTAACCTATACCGATGAAAGCGGTAAAGAGGTTGTGGTTAAAGTGTTTGGTAAAGTCGATTTTGATAATAAAATCAGTGCGATGGAAGGCGCGAGGAGAATTCTGTTCTTGTCTAATGGTACTTGCTATCCGGAACTCAGATCGTTTGCTTTTGGATACGCGCTTGTACGCTGTTTCACGGATATACAGAGCACAGACGCCATCGCGTTGTTTGATCTTGTAATGAACTCAAATATTGTTCAGAATATTACGGCCGCATTGTCAGAAATGGCGTACGATAATTTCTGTATAGACTTTGAGAACATGGTTGATTTTTATAATAACTTTGCAATAGCGAGATATACAAAGATGCAGAATCTTGATAATCTCGCCGGAGCAATTTCCGGTCTTATGGATAATGCCGGAGAGTCGTTCGAAAAAATCGCAGAAAAGATCGCGAATACGGACGAGAAAAAAATAATAGAGGTATTAGCCGAGACGGTTAAATAATTTTTATATCCGTTCGGCTTTTACAAGAGAGGATGTTTTATGGGTTGGGTAGACGAAATCAGGGCCGCAGTTCAAGAATGTGCGAGCATAGCATTAGACCGGGCGTGGCCAGAGTGGTTAGAGTTTTGTGAACGTCACGTTCAAAGCCTATTTAACGAGTCGATAGATGATTTTTATAACTCGTATAGTCCTAAATATAAACGAAGAGGAACGTTATACGAACTATTATTTATTGACATACAGGGCGAGTCTTTTAGTGTGCAATACGACGAAGATAACTTGTATTTTTCACATGGCGGCGGAGGCGAAGACTACTTATACGATCTTTTGTTTGAAGGTGGTTATCATGGCGGCGCCGACGACGGAGAAGATCACCCGTCTCCCGGAACTCCGTACTGGAGAGCAGGACGTCGATTTTCGAGATGGGGTAGACCTGCCAAACAGACAGCATCTCCGAAAGCAACGTTTGATTCTCTTGTGGATAACTTTGATCGTAATATTGCGCAAAAAGAATTTGAAATTTTGATTAGACAGTACTTAACTGAAGAATTGGAAAGAGCTGGAATATCATAAGTAGATAGGAGGTGGTTATATGAAAGAAGGGTTCACTCTTAGCAAGCCTGAACTCACCATACCTGTAAATATCAAAGGCGAGAAACAAATCGCAGACTTAGAAGAAGAAGTTCGAGACCTAAAGTGGGAACTCGCAGGCGCTCGAGACGAAGCCAGCAATCTGCGCTCGGAGATGCAGCGTTTAGGCGCAACAGATCTCAAAAAACTGAGACAAGAACAACAAGAGTTATTTAACGGATTTGTTAAGTTAAACAATATTTCACTTTCAGATGACGGCGTAAAAAAATACAGGGAAAATATAGAGTCCGGTCTGCAAACGGCGAGGCAGGCGGTAATGAGCTTTAAGAAAGAGTTTCCAGAAAAATTAGACCCAGAAGCGTTCTCGTTCTTTGGCAACGAAGGAACGTCGGGTCAAATGAAAGAGATGAGTGCATCTACTGAAATACTCGCGGCAGCGCTAGTACAAGTTGTTGATCTTCTTAAGGATATGTCGACCACCATCAAAACACTCGACTTCTCTAAGGTTAAAACTGGAGCTAGAGCGGTAAAAGAGATTACGGAAGAACTCGCCAAAACTCCTATAGACCCAATGTCACAAATGCCGTCTAAATCAGCCTCCGATTATAGCGCGGCAATGCAGTCATCGTTAAACAGCTCGCTTAAAGATTATGGAATATCTTTGTCAAAATCTCTACAGGGCGATATACGTTCGCAGCCCGCCATATCCGAAGAAGCCGACGGACAGTTACGCTTCGTTGAGAATTTGGAGTTGGAGTCTAAGAAGGCGTCTGAAAGCGTTAATATGATTACCAGCTCCCTTGGTGAACTGCATAGTGCCGTTGCTGCTTTTAAAGAAAATCAAAACGCGGAGATGACACCCATCGATTTGGCCAAAGCCGAAGCGGACACAATAGCGATCGCACAAAGTTTGGACGGTGCTATAGACACAAATGACCTATCTATTTATAGTGATTTTGTAAATTACTTACAGCAAGCGGGACAAGCGGCAGAAAAGGTTGCTGTCGCAGAAGATAAGATAGGCGACTCGTTTGAATCAAACGGTCTTACAGTATATGGCGAGTTTGAAGAATATTTGAAGCGAACCGAAGCTGCGGCTTCGGCGACCGCAGATACAATCAACGAAGATCTCGAGCCGGCAATGAAGTCCGTTATCGATATGGGTAATGCACCGCCTGGCGGAGGCGGAGGTGACGGTGGCGGTATATTTGGTGATGGCGGAGACGGTGAACTCGACGAGCTAAAAATAACCGAACGTCAAATGCAACGTCTCGGCGAGATTGCTATGGATATTTCTCATGTTGATTGGGAGAATAGCGATTTTATTCGCGGACTTGATCAAAGCAGCGAAGAGTTTGCAAAGATGGTCGAATGGGGTGAAACGCTCCAGCAAATGCTTAGCGAGCTTAGTATTAGTCGCGACGAGGTCGGTGGCGTAACCGATGTTCTCGGCGAAGATAACGAGCGTATCGACGCCGAATACTTCCAGCAAATAGCCGACGGTTATAAGGCGTATGCGTCTGCTCGTAAGGCCGCTCAAGATATAGGAAAAGATACCGGTAATACAGATAAACAACTCGAAAAAGAAGCTCAAGCTGCGCTCAAAACTGCCGAGGGTTACAGAAACCTCGAGGTAGCAATAGCACAGTATACAGCGAAGAATCGTACGATGATGTCGAGCGATGTTTATCAAAAATTTCAGCAATTGCAGTCTGCTGTTCAAGCAGGCACTATTAGTCTACAAGAGGCACAGTCGCAGTTTAAATCGCTGAAGGCGTCGGTTGAGTCTACAGCTTCTCCTCTTGATAGATTTATTAAACAATTCAAATCGCACTTCTTTACGCAGTTTAGTACGAAGGTTATTACCGCCGGGTTTATGGAGCTCAAGAAGGCTATACGTGATGTATTCCAGAATGTTATTGAGCTCGACAAGGCGATTACCGACCTTCAGATCGCCACCGGATACTCACGCGAGCAAACGGCGGCGCTTGTTAAAGAGTATTCTCAGCTTGGTAACAAGATTGGCGCAACAACTTTAGAGGTTGCACAAGCGGCTGATGAATGGCTGAGACAGGGCTATTCTGCTGAGGAAGCGAGTAGGTTAATAGAAAGTTCTATGATGCTGTCAAAGCTCGGTCAGATTTCTGCGTCCGAGGCTACGACGGCATTAACAAGCGCGATCAACGGCTATAAGATGTCTGCCGAAGATGCTGTAAGTATTGTTGATAAACTTACGGCTGTTGATATGGAAGCAGCGGCAAGTGCGGGCGGATTGGCAACTTCTATGTCCAAAACCGCGACAAGTGCAATGACCGCCGGCGTATCAATGGATACTCTTATAGGATATATCGCGAAGGTTAAAGAAGTTACGCAAGATGGCGACGAAGCCGTTGGTACGTTCTTCAAAACAATGCTTGCTCGTATGGGCAACATCAAATCCGGATTGCTTGTCGATCCGGAGACCGATGAAGACCTCAGTGATGTCGAGTCGGCACTTTCTGGCGTCGGTATTAAACTCAGAGACACATCAAACCATTTCCGTGATCTCGAATCGGTACTGAACGAAGTTAGTCAGCAATGGGGCAATTACAGTAATGTCCAGCAAAGAGCGATAGCAAAGGCATTTGCCGGAACACGTCAGCAAGAGAAATTCCTTGTTCTTATGGAGAACTATGATGACGCGATGAGGCTTGCCGGTGTTGCCGCTAATTCTTCTGGCACTGCTATACAGAAATACAACGACGCATATCTTAAATCATATGAAGCAGCTAAGAATTCGTTAAGCGCAAGTACAGAAGCATTTTCTCAATCCGTACTTGATACAGATATTGTTATAGGTGCTGTTAATGCGCTTAATATGCTTGTTCAAGCATTGACAAAACTGAACGAGACTGGAGCGGTAGGATGGTTTACAGCCGCCGCAGCTGGACTTGTTGTTTTTACCAAGAGAGCGCACGATTTAGTTAATGCGTTTAATACCATTCAAGGTACAGTTAGTCCGGTTATTGCATCGGTGCGTGGGTTATCAGCCGGCCAAGATGGGTTCGCTGATTCTGTTACTAAGATTTCGAATGCTATTGCCGGTCAAAATAAGGTTATACAAGATAATGTTATTTCTTTGACGGCCAAAACAAACAAAGAAGCTGCTTTGGCTGTGGTTGCACAACTCAATGCAGCGTCCGAAGAGAAGATTACGGCCGATACGCTTACACACAATGCTGCGATCGGAGCTACAATATTGGGTCTCGATAAAGAGCAAGCAGAGCTTTTAGAGTCTATTGTAGTTAAAAATGCTGACGCTATTGCTACCGGCAAACTAACAGAAGCCGAATTAGCTGAAATGATTGTAACCGGCAAAATTGCCGAGGGGTCACTTGCTGAACAGCTTGCTCATATGTTATGTGCTGGTGCAAAGAAAACTGAAGATGTAGCAACACAGCATCTTACAAAGTCACAAATAGCGCTTAATGCGGCTGGTGGTCCAACCACGTTAATTTTGCTCGCAATTGCCGGGGCGGTTGTCGGGTTAGTATATGCGTTCAAGAAATTGTCTTCGGCTGAAAGCGAGGCACGCGCAGATCTTGAGGATATGCGCAGCGATCTTAACGCAACCGAAAACGAGATTAGTAGTATTACATCCGAGCTCGAACAAAACAAAACAAGACTCGAAGAATTAAACGACGTTGAACATCCGACGTATGCAACAGAGGCGGAAATTGCTAAACTTGAGGAAACTAATCAGAAACTAGAAACCCAGCTTGCGCTTCTTAAAGCAAGAGCCAAATACCAAAACAACCAGATTGACAAGCAAGAAGAAAAGGTTTGGGAGAAAGCGAATTCTCATACCGTTGGATCTACTGTATGGTATGATGACGGTGGCGGCAAGGTAGCAAAACCGTTTCAGTGGATAGCGGATGAGGAAATGTATAGCCATTTCTTGTCGACCGCCGATGCCGTCGATGTTTATATACAGAAGATGAACGACGCACAGAGCGCGCTCGACCAATATCAACAAGAAGCGCTTAAAGACGGCGAGATCAATGATGATGAACAGAAGAAAATCGACGAACTAAGTAAAGAAGTCCAAAGATATACCGGAGACCTTCTTACAATGTCCGATATTCTCGGAGATGCCGGAGACAAAGGTCAAGAGTTTGTAGATAAAATCGCGTATGCGACCACAGATGCTGCCGGTCGTTGGGGAATGATGAAGAACGACCTTGATGAGGTTCGTAAACGTATCGATGCTAATGACCTTAAAGGTCTAGACGAAGACAATATTGGCGAGCGATTAGATTCGAAGCAAATTCAGTCATACGCACAGGCTATTAAGAATGCCGGTTCGGAAAATGAACTATTTAATAGCATTACTAAGGATATGACCGATGAACAAATTATCCTTTGGTTTGCAGACTTGACAGGAGCCGCTGATGATTATAAAGACTCCGTTGATAAAGCAACTGATAAAAACTATGACTTTGCTGATAGTTTGCAAGCGATAGGTAACGCTCAATCCGGTTTTAAATCTATTAAAAAAGCTTTTGACGACATAAATAGTGATGGTAAAGTCTCGTTTGATACAATATCTGATATTTCTGCTGCCCTCAAAGACGTTGGTGTAGACGATTCTGATATAGAAAAATATACAGGTACACTTCTAAAGGCAAAGAAGAACTCAGCAGAGTTTAAACAAACACTGTCCGATATGACATATGTTTATGCCAGAAATAAGATCGGCATAGATAACCTTGTTGGGGCAGATGAAAAACTAATAGCAAGGCAGTTGGATGGAATCGGCGTGTCTAATTCTGCCGCGGTTGCTCATCAGTTGGTGGCTGAGGCCGAAGCTAAAGTTGCTATGCAAGCTGCGTTAGCATCTGGAGATGTCAATGGATTTATTTCGGCTCTGTCGTCTGAGGCTGGCCAGGCTGCTATTACAGAACAATCGTTTGTAGATCTTGTTGCCGAGATGATTGTATTTAATAGTACAAATCTTGACGTGTCACAAAAGATTTCAGCTCTTAACTCTCTTATATTTGCAGCTTATGGTGCTGAAAATGCTATTAATGCCGCTTTAGGTGGCGACGGTCAAGCGGTAATACAAGCAGCCGCTGACCAAGAATACGCAAGATGGAGACAGTCGAACCCCGTGCCTTCCGATGTGAAGAATGGAGACTTTAGAACATCGTCTGTATACAAACAATTTCAGGACCAAGCTACTTTAGATGCCTATAATTATGCTTTAGAGAAAGCCGCTAAAAAGGCAAGTAAAAACCAGCCGCAATTTACACCTACTGGCGGCAATACCGGCGGAGGATCTTCTTCTGGTGGAGGTGGCGGCGGTGGTTCGTCAACATCCGCGCTTGACAACTACACCAAATCCGTTGATAACAAGCAGAAGAAGCTCGAACTCTCATATAAGAGAGGAGAAATGTCCGCCAAAGATTATTTCAAAGCCCTCGAAATCATCTATAAAGAAGGATACGACGGTTTAAAGAAAGCGATCGAAAATGGCGAATTCTCAGACTCTGATGAGGAAGAGCTTCTCGATGCCGAAACCGGTATGCTCGACAAGCTTCAAGGCGCACACCGCGACTCCTACGAAGAAGAAAAGAAACTGCAAGACCACTACCTCAAGATGAACTACATCACCGAGGAGCAGTACTTCGCCGAACTCACCCGTCTCTATCTCACCTACTACGCCGGACGCGAAGAGTATTCCGAAGAAGCACAGCAAGCCGAGGAAGAACTCTACGAAAAAGGCACGGCGATTGTAGAGAAATGGGCGAACGCAGCGGTTGATGCGGTTAACGCGGTCAGCAGCGCAATGCAAAGCATGGCGTCCGCGGCTACCGACCTCCTTCAAGGCCTTATCGACGCTAACGAACACTCGTTTGACAGATATTATAAGAACCTTCAGCACCAGCTGAAGATGAACTATATAACCGAAGCAGAATACACAGACCAGCTTGACAAACTCTATAAGAGATACTTTAAGGACAGATATATTTATCTCGACCAGTACCAGCAGTACGAAGAAGAGGTTTATCAAGCCGAGCAGCAAGCATTGCAAGATGCAGCGAGTGCGACCGAGGATATCCACGGCAAAGTTGTAGATATGATTCGCGACGAGCTCGAGGAACAGAAGGACGCAATCGACGAAACAAAAGACGCGTATCTCGAACTTATAGACATACGCCGGCAGGCGCTCGAAGATCAGAAAGATCAAGAGGACTATGAGAAAGAACACGCTGAGAAACTCGCCGCCGTTGCCGAACTTCAAAGACAGCTCAATGCGCTTGCTAACGACAATTCTGCCGAAGGTGTAAGGAAATATAAAGAAACACTTAACTCGCTTCACGACGCACAAGAAGAATTGTACGACTTCGAGCGTGAGCACGCATATGACTCACTCGAGAAACAGCTCGACGAACAAGAAGCAGCGCTTGAAAATTCGTCTGAAACAACAAAGACCGAGATAGACAAGAAGCTCGAAGATAATGAGTGGCTTGTTGCTGAAGCATGGCGTCGTATGCAAGGTATGTCAGACGAGCTGTACAATCAGCTTATAGCGCATAACAAGAAATACAGCACATCGATCAAAGACGATATAACTGACGCATGGGACAAAGCCCGCGAAGCCATGCAGAGATACTATGACGGCGTAAACGCCGAAGGCGGATACGCTCATATTACCGGTCGTATCGGCGAAAGCGGCATGACCGACGCAGAAGCAATGCAAGACAATGTAACTGCCGGAATTAAAAACGTTGCTGAATACACCAGCGTATTTGTGAAGGCGATTGCTGCATTTGCGAGTGCTGGCGCGAGCCTTGTATCAAGCTTTGCGAGTATTTTGAACCAAGTGTTCCCGAATCCATTAACGTCGGTTTTGGCGACCGGTGCAGGCGGCATGGCATCTGCTGTAAGCGGTTTTGGCGGTATGGCTACAAACCTCTTCGGGTTCATCGGCGGTCTTGCCGGTGGATCTGACTCGGTTTCGGCTACAGGTATTTATCGTACCGACGAGTTCGGTGAAGAGTTAAAGATGCTTCGAACCGCGGATGGTAACTATACAATGTTAACAAAGGGTTCGAAGGTGTTTACCGCGAGAGCGACAGAGCGTCTTGCGAAGATACTCGAACACCCCGAGTTACTTACCGGCGGGTTAGTTCCCGACATAGTGTCGAGTATATCCGGCTCAATGGCTCCGGCTCCGTCGATGGTCGATGCGAGTTCGCAGAATATTACACTGTCGCAGTCGTTCAATATTTCCGGTGCAAATCCGGACGAGATTGCGAACAAGATAAAAGGCACAATTGCAGATTACACATTGGATGTAATCAGAAAGAACTCAAGAGACTCCGGACGCGTGCGCCCGGTACGCTCAGTATATTAAACAACAGAGGGCTGTCATTCCGGCAGCCCTCATATATCTTCAAGGAGGTGGCATAAGTTGGTTCTAACTTCAAACCAGTTCGTGTACAACGGACATCCGTCATATCTGTACGGATTGAGATTTATGTGGTTGGACAACAAACCGTCCGACTCTATGGCGGCTGAGAAGAAATACAGTTATTTCAGAAACAACGCCACTAACACATTTTCGGTGCTTAACACCGAATATAAAGAACCTCTGTCATTTAAGGTTGATATTATCTCGGACAGAGTATTAAGTGAATACGAGATAAGCAGAGTATATGATATATTCTTCAATTTGCCTTACTTCAGAGAAATGAGGGTTATAGACGATTCCGGTATAACCAAGATATTCAAATGTCTCTTCACGAATCCCGAGAGATACGAGTATGGTCTTGGCAGCGAAGCCGGGCTTGTCGGATTCAAGGCGACACTTGTGTTAGAATCGCCCTTTATCAGCGAAGGTAATAAAACCGTCGTTTTACCGACCGTCGACCCCGACACACAAGAAGAGAGCTGGGGCGTTGCGAACGAGTCAGATACACACGATTATGTGTATCCGGATGTTAGCATAGTTCTGCCGGCAACCAGTGAGGGCGACGAAATAACATTCAAGATCGAAAACACAAAAGACAGAATTACAAGTTCTAAAGACGGAATCGTTGGTAATAGAATTGTCACTATTACCAAAAAAGAAAGTACCGGGGAAGAAACGATTGAGTTCAAGCCGAAGAAGGGTACAATAACCGCCGGCGGTTCATCTGTTATTGACAGAACGAACAAAAAGTTCATTCGTTTAGTTCCGGGATACAACACGTTTGTTATTAGTGCTTACAACAGCGACGGCACTCCTAACAGCACGTATTCCATTACATCAATGACATTAGACTTCAGAGAGGACAAGGTTATAACATGACGTTCAATTATGATTATTACTCACGTTTTGAAGTGCCTACTCTGTTACTGTGTCATCCCGATGATACACCGATCGGTATGCTAACGGACGTAGAGGATTATAAACTCGAACTTAAGTTTAATGAAGTATCGCGACTTAGTTTCTCGGTATTTCAAATTACAAATATTGAATACATACCGGCGGAGGTTGACGCATCGACCGTTGGTAAATATTTTGTATTCAGAGAAAACGGCGAATACGACAATTATACAAAGGGTTATTACGAAGAGATAGAACTCGACGGACATAACAACGACCTTTCGCTGTCGTACTTTACCGAAGAGGCGTCATATAACGCGGCGTTCGACAATATTATGGAGCGCCGAGAAATTCTGGTCGAAGACCTCGGATATTTTATCATCACCGATGTTACCGACGAGAAAAGCGAAAAGGGTAGATTTAAGAGCGTATCGGCTTCGTCATGCGACTACGAGCTGAACTATATCGAGACGCCATATCTTAACGGCACATATGTTCTTTACTCAAAAGACAACTGGAAAGAGGTCGACGGCAAGACAGAACTGGTCGAACAGGACTATAACTACTACATTGACCTCTATGTTACTCCGTTCACAATCGGAACGAGATATGTGCGTGGAGATAACGACGAATATATCCCGGTAACACTTCCGGAAGAATACTCTCCGAAAGTAACATACTACGGTATCAATGATTATGTCGGCAAAGACTGCTTACTCTACGAGATAATGAAGTCTATACCGCACTGGACGCTTAAACAAACAAGAACAGGAAACAATATCGCCAACGAAACAAACCCGGACTATGTAGAACTCGCACAGAAATACAGAACGTTCTCTCCGGATGACAAGATGACGGTATATGCGTTTCTTAAAACCAAGCTTCAAGAGTCGTTCGAGTGCTTCGTTAAGTTTGACATACTCAATCGTGTGATTGAGATATGCAGATACGAAGACGCACTCACCGATATGAACTTTATTTTAAACGAGAAAAACTTCGTAGACGAGTGCAAAATTAAAACAACTATCGACGACTACACGAACGCGCTGTCGGTTACCGCGTCGGACGACGACCTTTATATGAGTTCGGTTAACCCGCTTGGCACATCGACAATATACAACTTTAAACACGACATTGATAGCGGATTTATCGTGTCAGAGTACGAAGAAGTCGACGAGCCCATTGCAGTTAAAGGGTGGTATTTCTATATTGATGATGGTAAGTATGTTCCGGTATATATCGACCCCAACGAGGGATATGATAATACTAAACAGTATTACCAACCGACCGAAGCCGGAACACTTGCGGCTGCATTAACTATATGGCAAAAGAAATACGACGAAGCGTCGATTACGTATCACGGTATTAACTATGATAACTGGGACGCTTGGGTTAAAGAAATAAACCGTATTAAAAACTGGGTTACCGGCGATTACTATTACGCTGGCGGAGCTACCGGAACAGATCCGGACAAGGCTATGCTGGTTGTAAAAAATGTCGTCAAGATTGCCGGCAGTATACAGACACAAAGAGAGTTTCCGGTTAAATGGAAGCCGAGCTATGGGCAGAAATATACATTAAGTCCGGCGCCTCTTGTTAAAGACGGCGAAAAAATAGAGGATATTCTAAAGGTCGTTATTAAGGGTGACGAAACAACACCGGACAGACAACTTACTGTTGCCGCATATAACAATAATGTTGACTCTGACTCATTTGGCGAGGTTACGCTGGCAAATGACTATATGATACCAAGTGATGCCACGGTTACATTTACTTATAAGTATGTTCCGGCAATAGCGCCGAGCTCTGTAGATTATTATTACAATTACTATGCAAGAAAAGATATAACATCGGCGAATTTCGAAGCAAATAAGAGCGGTCTATATAAAAGAGGCAAGTACGGATTTGAGTCTTGCGCAAGTTCGTCGTTTAACAGTAATGAGTTGTATTTTAGCGTAGCAAATACCGGAGCTGCGACAAATATTGATGGCACGGCGGATGCTGAGTCGCTTATCGGACGCTTTATAGTCAAGAACGACTTTATACCAGTTACGCCGCAAGACGGCGACGGCATCGATACGTACTATGTCTGGAACGGCGCTAAGTTTATTGAGGCCGCCACAGAAGTCGACGAGAATAACCATAAACAAGGTCTTGCAAACACACAATACTTCATCAAGGAGTATAAGAGCGATCTGCCTGCCTCACAAGACGACCATAGTCTTAATGCTAACATAGAAGATGTTATGGCTTGGATTAACTCTAATAGAGGAGATCTTGGAGCCGGCGAATACCAGATAGTCACCGACGAACCCGGAGAATCGTCTTATGCAATAGTAGACAGTCGTAGTGCATACGACAGTATCGACCAAGAAGATACATACGGCAAGATGTACTTCGGTTCTGTATCAGATAACGACCTTGGCGATAATGTTTCTCAAGAGACACTTGACGCCATAGCGGCTGGAATGTCGACACAAGATATGTATGTTTTCTACGACTTCGACGAGATAACATATGCGACTGAAGATGGTGTTCCGGGTGTTGTAGAAGCAAGACTTGTACAGACCAAAGTTGATCTTGCGATAGAAGATGTTATATCTGAGGTTGTCGGTCTTGTAAGTACAATCAGCGGCTACACGGCGCAGATTAAGGCGCTTCAAGATGTAAATCCTACACAAGTCAGCGACGACAAAGATGTGGCGAAACAAACAATCCAGAACGAGATTAACCAGATATATGGCTTCGTTGCGGATGCTCGTGCCGGACTGATTGTCGCGCTTGATAAATATAGAATGCTCTTAGCAGATAGAAACTTACTGTCGGAGCAAATAAATAATCTTGCAACCGGTCTTTCGTTTGAAACATTCTTTGCCAACTATTTTATAGACAATGGAATTGCGGCAGATGTCGCCGGACAAAAAGCGAAAAACCTGTATGCAAAACTTATAAGGTTCTTGCGTCAGCAGTCTTACAACGAAGAAAACATTACGATAGAAGACAATATGACGAGTGATCAAAAACAGCAACAGGAGCTTGAACTCTATAAGTATGCTGTCGAGTTACTCGGCAAGCTGATTGAACCTACATATACAATTGATATCGATATAGAAGCGTTCCCATTTATTGAGGACTATATGGATATAGCGAACGGCCTCGATGTTGGTAGTGTCATTAACATCGAACTGCAAACCGGCGAGGTCGAAAGATTTAACCTAATAGGTGTTACCATAGACTATGACAGCAAAGATATCTCGCTGAAATTTGGTAACCATCTTAACGATAATGACGCGGCAAGCGTGTTTGAAGACTTACAAACAAGCGCGGCGTCTGCGTCGGCGATAGTTGCGTCAAACTATGTTAACTGGGGAGCGGCGGTTGATGAGACAACGCAGTTGATGAAAGAGAGGAATAATATCCTCGACGCCACACTCCACGGTATTACAGCCCGCAACTCGTCGTTAAAGGACAATATTACCATCGACACATCCGGTATTAAATGTATGACGCAAAGAGTAAATACCGATGGCGATCTTGTAGACACGTATGGTTTATGGATATCTAACGGCGTTATTATGTTTACGGATGACGGATGGCAGTCATCAAAGATGGCGGTCGGGCGTATGGTCGACAACAACGGAAATACTCTGTATGGGTTTAATGGTGATACCATTTTGGCGAATACCATTGCCGCCGACAAACTTGTTGCCGGCACGCTGAGTTCCGGAAACAACATGATTAAAGACGGTTCGTTCGAGTCGTATGTCAATGATAACGTATATGGTGCAGCGGCAGACAGTAAGCTGTATAAATTTACCGCTAATGACCCGTGGAGCGTTATCAATGATTATGGCTATCAAACAGCAGACTATGATTACACCGGTGTTGTTACGGTATCTTCGGAATCCGACGCTTGTCTCGGCGAGAGATATTTGCATGTTTATCGAGAAGGCGCCGGTGGCGGCATAACATATACAGAAGAAATAACTGTACTTAAAGACGGTACACACACAATAAGTTTTTATTGTAAACCAGACGACACACCGACAGACGGTAGTGTTCAGATAGATATATACAAACCCGGAGAAGGAACGTTTTTATCGGCTGTTGCGCCGTTTGACGAACTATCGGATGACTGGAGTCGTTTTAGTGCAACCGGGGAATTATCCGCGGGAGTCTATCGTGTGTCGATAACATCCACTATGGATGTAAACTATATGATTGACGGCGTGCTACTTGAACAGTCTGTTATGTTGAACGGATATTCCGATATGCCCGGCGAAAACTTCGCTAAATATACTGTAATGGACGAAAACGGATTGCGTATATACAGAGGCAAGATAAGTGTATATAACAATATCGGCGATGAAGTAATTCGGGCAGACAGTAACGGCAATCTTGCTTTAACCGGCGTTATTACGGCAAAGTCCGGCAGCAACATAGCAGGCTGGGTCACAAATGAAGGTGGCTTCTATAAGCTTAAATACAGAGATCAGGAACACCAGACCGGCGCATATCCGGAATCCGGACTGTTTGTTAAAGACACCAAATACGGTGTTGTTAACGAAAACGGCACATACTATTTTAAATTTATAGACGACAGTTACAGCGGAGTTAAACAGAACTTCCCACTTTTGTTTACCGGATTCAATCCGAATGGAGGGTCGCAACAGTCAGATGCGTTTATATCATCTGACAACTGTAATTTCTACGTTGACAATGACGGCCGAATGAAAGCTGTGAATGCAACACTAACAGGTACAAATGACGGAGTAGAGCGTGCGGTATTTGACAGTTCCGGTAGCGGGAAAACCGTTTACACAGTCAGTCCAAATAAGGGCAGTATTATGGTTGCTGTTAACGGACTGTTAATTCCCGAACAGCCTAAAAATACTAATGGAGCGTACTCTACGCAAAAATACTCTAATGGTTTTGAGTATAACGGTAACAGTACTACTCAAAACTTAACAATATACGGTACGCTTTCCAATACAGATAAAGTTGAAGTATACTCATCGACCGGATACGCCGCTATTATATCATATGCGACAATTACACAGGTAAAGATCACAAACGCAGATATACAGTCATCGTTTTTAAAGCAGGCGTATATCAGTAATTCAGAATTAATTACGACGAACATTACAAATTCGACGATGACAGATTGCGCGATTAAAAACAAGTTATCGATCAAAGCTACTACTGGACAACAGGTTGCAACCATACGTGCGTTTTCGACTACAAATCCAGACAGAACCGGAACAAGTTTGTTAATAGACGCGTCTGATAACGAAGGAAATGGCGCTGGTAGTATTACGATTAAAGCTAAAAATGTGAAATCGGACAATGATAAACGAGATGTTTCTCGTTCCGGAGTACTCAAAACTGAGGACTCTACATCGACAGCGAGTATGAGTTTCTCGTCAAAAGCAATTAACAAAATACCCGGAATAAAAAACTTGTCTCAGTCAATAAAAAAACTTGCGCCGTATGATCCAACGTCAACAAAAAGTATATACAGAAATAAAGCAATCTTGCTTGATGGAGACGTATTCGTTACAGGATTAATGGACGCATATGGTACCAATAAAGATTTGGTAGATATTGTTTCAGAAATACATGGCAAAATTGACAATATCCAGCTACAGCTTTCTGCGTTATCTATCTTTTCTGTAACATCAATTGTTGCGATTTCAGCCACGTTGGGCGCACTTATTGCGTCACTTGTAGCGACATTTGTTGCGGGTATATTAATTGATATATTATCCGGTGTGTCCATGGGCGCTGGACCCGCGGGATGGGTATTGGCATTATTCTTACAGATTCTTAAGAGGGCTATTGGTCGGTAAGTCTGGCAGCATCATAACAAAGGAGAATTACAATGACTTTAAAGGAAATAATTTTAGCATATCCTATTTTCACAAAATTTGCCGGGGAAGTGAACCTCCCGACAAAGATGAAATACAAAATCTCTCTTTTATTAAACGAACTCTCTCCGAGTATTGAGTTCTTTGAGAAAGAGAGAGTAGAAATAATTAACAAGTTTAACACGTCCGAAAACCCGGACGAGATTACCATACCGACAGAAAGTATGGAAGACTTTAACAAAGAAGTAGAGGAACTTGTTAATACAGAATTCGAAGGAGAAATCAAAAAGGGTGAGATTCCTATGTCTGTAGAACTCCCGCTTACGGCGATAGAAATACAGGCGTTACTTCCGTTCTTTGAGTTCACCGAGTAATTAAAACGCGCCGGGTACCAACCATGTGTACCCGGCCGTACTACTATAAGAAGGAGGATAATATGTCGGTTCAGAAAACACTGACTTTAGATATTTCTAACTTCAACAATAAAGTAGATACTATCTACACAAAGTCTGCAACTACAGATTTAGAGCTTACCGTTTTTGTAGTAAATAACGGGAAGCCGTATGAGTTGCCAGAGGCACAAAACATCATAGTTCTATCTAATTATGGCGCGTATCAAGATCCAATTACGGCAAGATATGTTGATGGTAACAAGGCTATATTTGATATGAACGGTGTGTACAGATGTGGCTGGACTATATGTAGTCTGCGTATCGATAACGGCACTGGTGACGACGACGTACACGATGTTGTTGAAACACAGAACTTTCAGATATATTGCGAAGAATCTCCCGACGGTGACGAGTCAATTATAGAACTTTCAGTTGCTGCGAGATTATATCTCGACGAACAACTTGGTATTATACAGACAAATCTTAATAATGAGCTTACAACGTTTGAGACGAGAGTCGATACGACGCTTGACGAAATTGATTTGGCGCTAACAGACCTTCTCGGCACAACCGGTAGCTAAGGGGTGGTTTGATGGATATAAGTACCAACCTAACCGCACTAATTAATATCTGGAAAACAACCAAATCTGTTCTGAGCGGACAGGGTTTGAATATGACTAACCACGGATATTCTAACTTTACGGACGATATAGACGGATTATTTACGAATATCCATACAGTTATAGGAGATGTTGAAGACGGAGGAGCGTCTATGACGATTACCGAAAAATTAAATCGCTTAATCGACCTCGCCAACCAAGCGCTTTACGGCGACGATCCGGGCGAAGGTCAGGCTGAAACGGTGTCTGATGCCGTGCTTCAGCTAATACAAAAAATAGAAGAGTTGGAAAGCAACTCACAAGACAACACATAAAGAAAGGAGCCGGTTAAATGAACAGACCTACAATATTCGAAATGTACCGTGGCGATACATTCGGATTTTCTGTAAGTTTTACAACTCCGGACGACACGGCCGTCGTCAAAGAAGGAGAGGAAATACCGGAAGTGCCCTATATGCTTCAAGCCGGCGACAAAGTTAAGTTCGGGGTAAAAGTCAGAGAAAGAGACACCGATTATGTTCTCTATAGCGAAACAGATGTGGAGGACGAAACATCGGAGGTCGAGTTCTCGTTTGCGCCCGAACAGACGCAACTGGTTCAACCCGGCGAATATATATTCGAAATGGAGCTGACATGTGACGGTGGTTCAACCGTTATAACAGTCTTCCAGTATAAATTGTTTGTAAGGGGTGATATTATACATGACTGATAGACAGATAACTGTAAATGTGACTCCGGCCGAAGGTAATATTAATGTTTCCTTCGGACAGGCAATCCACAAAGTTCAAGCGGACTACGACCAGCAAGACACGTCTGCTGCGAGCTATATCAAAAACAAACCGCCTAAGTATAAAACAGGCGATGGTGTAACTGTTGATAATGTAACCGGCGAAATATCAATTGATACCGAGAGTGAGGTGTGGAGTGAGAAGCAAGATGTACTCACTCCGGGCGATGGCATCGATATAGAGAATAACGAAATATCGGTTGACATCTCTGAGATAATCTCCGCCGGGGATGGTATCGAAATATCCGACGGTAAAATATCAATAGACACATCAAACGCAACAGACGGATATATTCTGTATGCCGTCGAGGAAGAGGTAGACGGCGTTACAAAACTTGTAGTGCGCTGGGGCGTTCCGCCCACCGGCAACTATATCGACCTCTTAAACAAGCCGTCTATTAACGGCGTTACATTAATAGGGAATAAAACAACCTCAGACTTACATTTTCCGGTTTATACAGATATGACCGGAGCATCTGCATCTACAGCCGGCACATCCGGTCTTGTTCCCGCTCCGGCCGCCGGAGACCAAGAGAAATTTTTGCGTGGAGACGGCGTGTGGGGCGTTGTAGAGACAACCGATACAAAGTATACCGCCGGCGCAAATATTGCGATAGACGCGAACGACAACAATAAAATCTCCGTTTCGTCGGGTAGCGCCGGGCAGACATTCTTTTTGAAGTCTGACGGTAACGGTGGAGCGACGTGGTCTAGCGCACTTGTGCGTTCAGTCAATAACAGAACCGGTGATTTGATTATGTATCCTCAGATTGGTTCTGGCGCAAATGCACTGTTCTTCTCGCCGCAAATGTCGGCTAGTGATGCGTCTGGCGATTATTCCGAAGCACACGGCTACCAAACGAAATCTGCTGGTAACGGCGGTGTTACTTTTGGGTACAAGACAAAGACCGGCGCAAACGCAGCGTATGCTGAAGCGCACGGCTCTGAAACTACCGCGTCTGGTAATTACTCTGTCGCATTTGGCGGAGGAACAACTGCGTACGGCGCAAATAGTTTTGCGGTCGGTTTGGGTACAATGGCAAGAGGAGACTATAGCTTTGCTGCGGGAGATAGGAACCAAGCGATTGGACAAGGCTCCTTTGCGGTAGGCAACCAATCTTATGCGAATGGAGTATATAGTTTTGCGTCCGGAGCGTCAAATGCAAATGGTAATTACTCGTTTGCGGCGAACTACGGAGGAGCAACGGGCGAGCGCTCTGCTGCCTTTGGTTTATACACAACCGCATCCGGCGTAAACTCGTTTGCCGCTGGATGGAATACCAAGGCGTCTGGTAGCAGTGCTGCTGCGTTCGGACGTAACAGCAACGCTATAGGTCAGTATTCGTTTGCAGCCGGAGCTTCACGCGCAGAGGGGACATATTCAGCCGCGTTCGGTAACGCAAGCGCTACCGGGCTGAATGCGTTTGCTGCCGGAGGCAGCTCTACGGTTGCATCAGAAGACAACAGCGCAATATTTGGTTTAAAAGGAACTACTCCGGTCGGCGCATTATTCACAATTGCAAACGGTTCGCTTACTCCGTCAACGGCATTTAACGTATATGCGAATGGTAACATTGAGGCGGGTGTAGGTTGGACACCTACCGCTGACAACCACCTTGCGACCAAGAAATACGTGGATGATAATGGCGGTGGCGGCGGAACTCCGGACTGGAATGACATACAAAACAAACCGGCATCATATCCGCCATCGGCACACACGCACGTATATTCGGATATTACCAATCCGCCTACCATTCCGGTCGCCGGACAGATTGCAATCGGCGATACCGGTTATGCAACCGGCGGAGATGTGTTCACGGCGTTTGGTTCGTTGTCGACCGTTGCAAGTACCGGCGACTATCAAGATTTAATAAACCTTCCGAGCGGCATGATGATTCAGCAAGATGCCGGCGGATATTATATAGAAACGGGGGTATAACATATGAGTAAAATATATATACCCACTTACTCAGACATAAAAATAAATAACGGGAAAGAGTTACAGTTAAAGGCGTCCGGCTCAAGCAAGACACTCGCTGAATGTGAGCTGGGTGAGATAGTTCACATTCCCGAAACCATTAACAACGTAAAAGATTTTCACGATTATATAGTAGTTGAGAAAAATCAAGATAACGTTGTACTTTTAAGGAAGTATGTTGCAAGTGGAGATAGTGGCGCAATAAGTCAAGACCATAATGTTTATGTTCACGGTAGTTATTATGCAACTGGCAACACGACTCATTATGCAGATAATTGGTGTACAACCACATTTTATAATAGGTTTTCTGATATTACAAAGGAATATATTTCTCAAAAAGTAATAAAGATTATTACTAACGAAAACGGTGGAACTGAAAATTTTACTCGCAAGGTTTTCTTACCATCTATTGATGAACTTGGTGGAACACCCAATATAGGTAGCGGTGAAGGAACAAGCGTTTGGTTCACATCTAATGCAGATAGGGTTGCATTAAGTGAAACAGATAAAACAACGGCGGTTCAATATTGGACAAGAACCTTACACGCTCTTACTATATCGTCACATAATCACTATGTCTTTGATTATGTGACAACCAGTGGAGCATTTTCTACACAAAATTATACGGGAACAACAAGCAAACCATACCGTCCAGCAATAGTGTTTCTGCCCAATACCCCTCTTAATAGCAGCAATCAGTTCATCGATGAAGTAACTTACACCGACACGATTCACGAGATCAGATTTGGCGACGACATATATAAAATCAAAGACTCTGACGCTCGCGACCTATTAGCTGCTTTACAGACAGCAGTTAATGGAAAGCAAGACACGCTAACACAGGGTAGCAATATTTCGATTTCTAACAATGTTATATCTGCTATAGTCCCAGTGCAAGGCACAATTGAAAGTGGCGATACCGGTTATGCAACTGGTGGCGACGTTTATTCGGCTCTACAAGGCGTAAGTGGCTGGGTGGTATCAGACACCGAACCAAGCGATATGTCTGTATTATGGATAGATCCGACAGATAACACTATTGACGCAACGCTTGTTGATGCCGATAGTCAAGGATATTAAGGAGGTGTAGTTATGCCAAGAATAAAATATCACGATCCAGTAACTGGTGAAGTTAAATACGCAGATATGGTTATACAGTCGCCTCTGCCGACAGGAACGGCAAACGGCGATATTCTTGTATGGGATAATGATAATCAGGTATGGGTGGTAAGACAACCGTCAAGATTACCTGCGGAATATCAAGAGGTTGAATATATTGAAAGCACAGGAACGCAGTATATCGACACGGGATATGTGCCGAAATCGACAACAAAATGGGAATTAGTTTTTCAAACAATCACAGGGTCAGCAGATTTAAGTTGTAGAAACGGCAGGCACGGAGGTGGTGATGGAGAACGCTTTTCAATAGGCGCAGCATCAATCAACTCGTTATCATTCACCTCGTCAACAAATTCAATGTCAGTTCACATCGGCTCGGCTTTTGAAACAACCGTATCGTTCACGCAGAATATAGGAAAAACATCAAGAGATTTTCCGTATGCTTTAATAAAGAAAAAAGTTACTATTGATGCAAGCAATATGACTTACGATATGAATGACGGAGAATGGAGCGGAACGATAAGTGCGACACTTACGCTCGCAAATCAAAGTCATTTATATCTTTTCGCACGAAGTCTCACAGATGGCACATTCGATGGTTGCGGAACACAAAACATATACTCGCACAAAATATGGGAAAACGGTGTAAAAGTTCAAGACTTTGTTCCTTGCTACCGAAAAGCAGACGGAGTAATCGGAATGTATGACATAGTAAATGATGTGTTCTATCAAAACGCAGGCACAGGCACATTCACAAAGGGGGCAGATGTATGAGTTTAGGTATAACAGACACTCAAAACTACGCCGACATAGCAGACGCAATACGAGCGAAAAACGGCTCGGCAGACACATACACACCCTCCGAAATGGCTACGGCAATCGGGGACTTGCCGACACCGACACCCGTTACAAAAGGGCTTGTTTTCAGCGATTATGATGCAGACGGTTTTCCTACAAAAGCGGAAATAGTCGGTATGACAAATATTCCCGACAACTATGCAAACAGTATATTTTATTCTACAACTGGTATTTGCAAAAATATTGATGAAGTAATACTCAACGAGGGATTACAAACAATAGGGCTTAGTTCATTTGCTTACGGTAGCACCCTTAAACGAGTTACTTTTCCTGCGAGTTTTGTAACATTCACATCCAATGGTGCATTTGGGAATAGCCCATTTTTATCAGTTATTTTTAAAAAAGATGTTCAACGAATAAGGACAAACACCTTTGGAAACGCGAGTGGTTGTGAATTATATGATTTTAGCAACGCAACCTTTGTTCCTATATTAGATAGTGCGATGTCTTTAAAACATAAAAACGGTTGTGTAATAAAAGTGCCTCAATCCTTACTTGCAGAATGGCAGACAACGGCAGTATGGCAAGATTTAACAAATGTAGTATGGCAAGGCGTATGAGAAAATTTACAGCAATATACATCACCCTTGCCCTCTTGCTCTCAACAATTATGATAGCAAGGGCAACACGGCAAGATTGGATAGCGATACCCTCCGTAAACATAAGCGAGCGTTTGCAGTATGCAGACTTGAATATGGACACGCAGACAATTTGCGATAAGCGAGACCGAGCCGTTGCATACGATTACAGAGGGAGCATAAGCATAGCAGACCACAATCATCAAGGGTTTAAGAATTTACACAAAGTCAAGGTCGGGGACACGGCAACGGTTATACTGCACGGCAAGGTAACGCAATATCGGTGTATCCGCAAATTCAACGGCATTAATAAGAAGGCATACTTAACCGACAACAATGGCAGAATAGTCGAGATTACAAAAAATCAAGTGATTATTTATACGTGTTTAAAGGGATATACACGGCGTATCGTAATCACGAAATGGCAAAGAATAAGGTAAAATATGGAGGGATATTATGGAATTTTGGGAAGCAATTGTTGAATGCGTAAACGCAATCATCGACGGCGTTAGCACATACGTGCATTCGCCGGAAGCAATTATCATCGACACCAGACTCGCAGATCTGGTCAAATACTGCTCAGACCAAGCAGTATATATTATAAGAGATTTTCTCGATGTGTTCGGGAGATAATAAAACTACAATTTTAAAGGAGGAATTTTGTGAAAGACTTTGATGTTTTTGACATAAAAGAAAAGTGGTTCAAAGAAACCGCTCCTCAGAATTACGCGTCCGGTTCTACCGAAGGTGTTCCGGCTCGCACCCCTTCTATAGTTATAGATAAAGCAAACGACGCACTGTATATGTGCGCAATAGCAGACCCCACAGTATACAATACCGGCTGGAAGAAGTATGTTGTTGATGGTGGCGGCGGAGACTATGACTACGAGTTTGTTGTAGACGTAGACCCCTCGTCCTCTTCGATAACGCTGAGTCCCAGCGGTACTGGTATTACTTTAAAATCTAGCGACACTGTAAAGGTTACTCTTTCTAATGCAACAATTGCTTTATTAGAGCAGGAGCAGTTAACGATTGTTGGAACCACATTTACTGGGTCTGCGGCAGCGTTTGGTAAAAAGATTGCGTACACATCGATGTCTGGTGTTGAGAGGACAATATCGAGTAGTATCATTGGTATAAATTATGGAGTAGTCGCTGCGAGAGAGGGTCAAGATCAGATTAATTTCAACCTTGTTATATATAATGCATCTGGAGGATTAGGCGTAGACTTTATTATGTCTACTAATCACACAATTACCATAACAGCGTCTCCAGACCAAAGCGGCAATTTTGTTTATCTACTGTCGGAGGAAAGCGGACGGGAAGTAGCAAGCTCTCTTGACGTAGCGCAAATCAGTCTGTCGGATACATTAAAAACAATCCTAACTCAGACCGGTAATGTTATTGATAAAGATACGTTTGAAGTAGAAGGAACGGTAGCAAGCTCTAATATTGTAATAGACACTACGGCTCCGAGCCAGACCGGGGACGAATACCATTTCACAATAAAAACCGAAGATATATATTTTGATATCGGACAATTCGCTCACAGCTCTAACGAAACATATACATTGCTGGGTTATGTAGGTACTAACACATCTTCTTATCAGCCCGGTGTTATTATTCAACCGGCTTCTTAAGTATAAACAAAGGGGCGCGTAGTGCGCCCCTTTCACCTAATTATAGGAGGTGAAAACAATAGAAAGCTTAAAGCAAAGCATTCTGAATAAGATTGCGCTTATTAAAGGGTTCGCGATAAACATCCTAAATAAACTTGCGGAAGAAAACGCTGGTTTTATAGGACATACTGTCGCAAAAATCGCAGAAGACATACTTAGTCTTTTCGGCGAAATAGATACGTTAACCGGCAACCCGAATGTTGCACAATACAAGGTGCGTAAATATACAATGGACACCAACGGTAACTATGGTAATCCGGTGGAAGAAATACATTCGTGGATATGGGATGAAGAAATATCTGTAGATACTGCGGAGTTAAGTACCGGATTTTCGTATAACAAAACATATCCGGGTTATTATGCCACTGGGACAATTAACGAAGACGGTAGTACCGTATTTGACGTATATATTAAGCGCAATACATACTCACTCAGTCTGGTAGTAACAGATAGTTTACATCCGGGATATATTATCGTTGATGGAGAAACCTACGAGTATACCTATGTTATTTCTTTATTATATGGACAAAATGTGTCCATTGAACGTTATATTCCGTTATGCGATGGATATACATTTAACACGTGGGATCAAGCGGTGCCAAGTACAATGCCAGCAAGCAATGTGTTATTAAGAGCTACATGGACGACAAATACATACACGGTTTCATGGAATGTGGATGGCGTTATAACAACACAGACATATGAATATATGGCAACCATAGTACCTCCGCAGAATCCTTGGAAAGAGGGGTACACATTTACCGGATGGACTCCTTCGGTTGCTCAGACAATGCCGTACCAAAATTTGAGTTATGTGGCCGTATTTACACCCAATTTATACACATTAAATATTATATATCAAGCATGGGATGTGCTGGAGTTTGATGGTGTCATTCCATATGGATATGCTGGACAGGTTGAATATGATAGCTTCTTTAGTATACCATCTCCAACCGGCATTGGTAATGTAAACGGTAGCGATTATAATGTTTCCGGATACTATCCCGACCAGTCTATAATCGAGGGTGTTATGCCGGCAGTCGAAGGATATACTTTTATTGTTACGTATTTTCCAGAAACCTATACAACCACTTGGGATGTAGATGGCAACCTTACTACCGAACAAGTTGTATACCATCATTGGCCTGTTGGTATTCCAGATCCTACGAAAGAAGGGTATGTGTTTGATGGATGGTATCCTTATGTAAATATTCAACCGGCATATGATATCACATATACAGCTCAATGGTATGAAAAAACATACCCGTATACTATTACTGTGTATACTATGAATGTCTTGGGAAACTATACGACACCAGCAACGTATACTTTTTACGGGGGAGCTGGAACGGAAATAAACGCAGAAAGTGTTGCTATAGATAGAGGTTGGATAACCGATTTGGATGGAGAGTTCTTTGATAGAGAGCATAGTGGTTATGACGCGATTGGAACTGTAGATCCAGAGCAAACCACCGAGCTAACTATCTATATCGGCAGAAACACTTTCATATTAACCTATCAGCAAAGATATGAAGACGATAGCGGGCATGATACGCCATATACTCAAATTATGTATACCGACACCGTGTATTTTGGATCCCCGGTAACAATGCCACCGGCGCCAAACGTAAATGGATACTATTTTATATCATGGGATAACACAGATATTCATTCTGTACCTACATATAATGTAACATTTACGGCGCTATATAAAAAAACATACTCATTAAAGCTATTTTTAGATAGCGGAACGGCGACGTATGACTGGGAAGATGCAAGCTATGATAGTTCTAGCGATATATTAACGATTCGAGGACAGGGCGGCGTTGAGATCCCGACAATCACAATGACGCTCGAAGGATATACCTTTGGCGGGTGGAATGTAGACTTGCCAGAAACTTTTTCGTATAGTAGCTACAGCGTGTCATACTCTTACAGGGCTCGATGGATTCCGCTTGTTCCTATAACGGCGACATATTATGCAACATACGGATATCTCTCACCAGACGAAGGCGATCCGGACGAAGACGATCCGCGCATTATATACCTTCAAATAAAAAAAGAGTTTACCGGCCAGACGGGTGACACTGTGTTTGCCGATAGCGTTAAAATACCAAATGGAGAATTATGTGTAACTTTAGACACCGATGTTAGAAGCGGTGCGGGTACAACATATAACATAGTGGATAGTCTGCCGGCTGGTTCTGTAGTATATCCGCTTGAAAGGTCGGATAACTGGATTAGAATCGGAACCAATAGGTGGATTGATTCGTTTTGGACTGACGATAATTATTATAGTTTGTTTACAACCGGAGGATGGCTTAATCCTAACTTAGACTTTTGGAGTGCAAGTCAAAGTAGTTTCATACAAGATGAAATTGATGCATATCAAAGCCTATTTCCGGGGTGGAGAGTATATTGTCAATATGCTTTTGACACAGATAGTGCTATTGCATATGGTCCCGGCGATGTAGAGTATTTTACCAGCGGTATTATTACAACCGGCTCGTTAGGTCAAACAAATATTATGATACCACTTCGTAGATATAGAGAGAAAAATGGTGAGATTATACAGTTTTAAATCAAGGAGACGATAATTTATGAAAGAAGTACTTCTTTCAGTACTTAAGTGGGCGATTACCGCCTTACTTGCCGGCGGCGTTAGCTTTATCACCGCCCGGTATAAAATTCGCAAAGCTAAAAGCGAAGAAGCGGATCGCGCCATACAGGATAAATTTGAAGCTCTGGAAGCAAAGGATGAGATTTTACAAGCAGCGATTCGCTCACTGCTACGACAAGAAATAATCGTAGCATACGAGAAATACACAGCGATTGGATGGGCGCCGGTATATGTCAAGGACAATGTTCAAGAAATGTATGACTGCTATCATGCGATTGGAGGCAACGGAACTATTACACATCTTGTCGAGGAGTTTATGAATCTCCCAACAATGCCGAAGGAAAAATCTGAAACATGAAATTTCTTACGATTTCGGTAATCCTTAGTTTTGTAGCTTGCATTGTATTTACAGCAGTATGTCTTGTTCTTGGCTGTCTTGGATACGAAGTATCCGACACGCTTATCCAATATTTCTTCATCGTATTTGGCGTAGAGTTCGCATCTGCGGCTGCTATCCAAATCTTTAAATATAAAATCAAGAAACAGGAAACAAAAGATAATATTGATAATCTTAAAGAAAACGACTTGCCGGTTGAGCATGATGATGTAATCGGCGGATCGTCGGAAGATGATTATTACGACAGTGGAACCGTGTATGGATAATACGTGGTTCCTTTCTTATTAAGGAGGTTTAGCCTAATGCTTGAACTCAAAAATGTACTCATTGAGTGTCTTATCGCGGTTATTACTGTTACCGTACCTATCGTAACCAAGTTCTTAATCGCGTTCTTAAGGTCAAAGTCAACCGCAGTCAAAGAGACGGCGGCAACCGAAAACGAGCGTCGCATTCTCGAACAGATTGACCAAGCAGTAGAAGACTCCGTTGATTATGTTTCTCAGACTGTTGTTGACACACTGAAGTCGACCAATCAGTTTGATAAGGACGCACAGAGACAGGCGTTCCAGACCGCTCTCGTAACCACACTCAATGGCGTATCCGAAGAGGCGAGAAAGTTCTTATACGGCACGTATAACGATGTCACCGGTTTCCTTACAACCAAAATCGAAGCCGCCGTAAGACGTAACAAATTATTTTGAGGAGGGCGTATGTATGGCAAAATGTATGACCAAAACAGAATACCTCAAACAGGTAAAAGGGAAGAAGGTCGACACAGATGGCGTACCGGCAAATCAGCCGTTTCAGTGCGCCGATCTTGTCAAGGATATGCTAAAAAAATGTTACGACATAGACTTCACGTTTACCCTCCCGGTTAAAAACCCTCACGGTTATGTTTACAGTTTATGGGAGAACTTTGACAGCTATACCGCGTTACAGGGCGTGGCGGTAAGAATTAAAAACACCCCGAGATTTACACCCCAAGCTGGCGACATCGTGTTATGGAAACCTAACGCCAAAACGGAAAACGGTACTCCGTTAACCGGAGCCGCCGGACACACAGCGGCTGCTCTCGGCAAAAACACAGGGACTTCCAGATTCAAATCTCTGGATCAAAACTGGGGTGGAAAGTATTATGTTGCAGAAGTGAACCATTCCTACGACGGTATTTACGGCGTTGTAAGAATGCTTCTGAAATGCACCAAAGCTGACTTAAATGTACGCACTGGCCCCGGCACTAAATATCCGATAGCCAAAAAGGCAGACGGCGATGACTATGTTCTTCCGAAAGGAACCGTTGTTAAACCGATTGGATACGAAGGTAGTTGGGCGAAAATCGGTAAAGACCAGTGGGTATCAGCAAAATATCTTGACTAAACGTAGGTTAAATAAATTATGGGCTACAGAAAATAATCTGTAGCCCATTTTTTTTGCAATACCATTATGTCATATTCACGCTTTTCACTATGTTAAATTCGGCATTAATCACACTTTTCGGTAGTAAATAAGGGGTATTAATCACACATTTTGTAACTTGTTGTTTTCATATGCAACAACAAGTTTACGCCCCATCGGGTATTGTTGAGGACATTTATGTCCGTATCAAACCCTATGCGGTTAACTACTTGACAAATGTCAAGTAGCACAGGTTGCGTACTATTAGATAATTACCGGAATAATAGGTTGCGTACTATTCCGATAATAGCCCCTCGAAGTAATTGTTCATAACCTCGTTTATTTCTTCGTGTGTATCCTTGAAAGTATGCTGATATACATTCTGTAACATATTCTCCGTTGAGTGTCCCATGCGTTCTTTGGCGTATCTGTTCGGCACTCCTTGCTGTAGCATTACCGACGCATAGTAATGGCGCAGTGCGTGGAACGTATATGGCATATCTATTTTCTTCATCTCGCGTTTATACATACTGTTCAGAGCCGCCGGAGAATCGTCTATTACAAAAGCGTCATCTTCTCCTCTGTCCGGTAGTGCGTTATACAAAACATCGGGCATAGATAAAGTTCTGTGACTCAGCAATGTTTTGGTTGATTGTTTGAGCGTGTATCCATTGTTACTATCGTTAACCCTTGCCTTGCTTATTGTTACGGTATGCTTATCCTTGTCTATATCTTTCCATTGTATTCCGTATATCTCGCTCTTTCTAAGACCGAGAAACACCGCGAAATATACCGTGAGTTCCAGTCGTGTTCCTTTGAAGTGGTTGAGTATCGTTCTCATCTCGTCCTTGTCCGGAATAGATATTTCCTTCTTTTGTCTTTTAGGCAGTACTATGGTTTCAGATATACGAATATCATTATCCTTCAACACGTTATTGATAAACGTAAATACATTGAGAACTGTTTGCGGCGAGTGATCTTCCGCGTACTTGTTTATACTCTTTTGAAGCGACTGTTTAGTGATATTTGCAAGTCGCATCTCAAACAGCTCCGGCATACAGCCGCTAATTATTTTACGATATCCGTTTATGGTCGACGGAGACAGGACGCTGGTTCGGGCGTTTACGAACTCTGTGGCGGCCGTTTTAAGACTTTTATTCTCCGGCTTGGAATTATACTCCCTTAACGCAAGAAAGCGATTTGCGGCCTTCTCAGCCTCTTTTTGGGACTTAGCCGTAAACGACTTCCTCGCCTTCTTCCCGGTCTCGTCTGTATAACAAATACGACACCGATAGTTTCCACTCGGCAATTTAACTGCACTGGCCATACTAACACCTCGTTTCTAATATGGCTTGTATTATAAACTAAAACGGTCGCGGTGTCAATAGGCGTGTCCACTTTCGTGTCCACTTTATTTCCAAAATACTGGATAATAGTCCAAAATACCAAACATTTGTTCAAAATACTGGACGATTGAATAAACTCGAGAAGCGTTGATATACAAGGGATTAAACAAAAATATAGGCAGGTCAAGGGTTTTAGCCTCAACCTGCCTTTGGTGGAGATGGCGGTAATCGAAACCGCTAACTATTCAATTATATCAAGGGGTTTGGCGCGTTGTGTCCACTTTGTGTCCACTCGACTATCCAGAATACTGGACACATTGTAATCAATCCGCCAATTTCTTGTTCCATTTAAGTACGATATCTATACCACGATCCGTATATATTTCATCAACCTTCAGTTTAAGAACTGCGTCAGAATACGGCGGAGTAAACGTGACTATTTGGTTTGTTTTGTTATTATACATATATACATCCGGTACACAATTAATTGCCGTAAGAGCTTCTTTAAGTGTCATAAATTCCTCCACCTCCTCCTTATTATTTACTCCTTAATTAAAACACAGTTAACTGAATGAACTCGATATTTTGTTCCGTCTTTACTTATTATTACTAATACATCATTATATGTATTAGGTATCCAATTTTCGATTTCAACTTCAACCGTGCTTCCGTCTGGAAATCTAATAATTGCTTTATTATAATCATCATTACTAATATATTTTCTATTAGTGGATGAAGATGAACAACTTGTAAATACTAATATAATAACTGTAATAAGTATAATACTAATTATCTTCTTCATTTTTATTCCTCCTTCGAAGTCCTGCATAACTCAATGAAATCATCATACGCGGCTGTTCTAATTTCTTTCTCCATATTATCATTAGCTAATTCATGAGTATATACTGGCCTTCCGAGTTTTTCTTCGATATATTCATAAAAATATTTTCGCTTATTGCTAGCAAGCATACATATACCGGTAAAAGCTTCAACAATAGCACATTCTCTTACAGTCATTTATCTTTCCTCCAATTATTAAACATTAATATTTCAAACCATTTATCAACGAAATTTTTAATATTAGATGTTTCATAATCATTCCCTTTTCTTATATCCTCATTGAACGCACAGCAACCTATGTCTTGCTTGTACATCCAAGCAAGGTTTTCGGATATGATTTTAAATTCATAACTGCCAAACTTAAATGTATCTCCGATTTCAAAGTTCGAAGATTCGAGTTTTTTGATTTGCAAAGCCGGACGCACACAAGCCAGAGTATAGTCAACATAATCGCCACCACCGCCGATGCTACCGCCACTGACGACAAGTGCAGCACTGCTTGAATTATTACCAGGCGAGCGCAACCACCACCAAAAATCGTATTCTCTTTCTCCTTTTGTTAAATAGTTTTTTGCTTCTTCAATCGAGAGAAGTGTTGCTCCTGTAATTTCAAGTTTTTCTTCAACTGTTAATTCAAATATTTTATTTACTTTCATTTATTTCTCCTTTTTATCTCCAATCATGACTATCCATTATATCTGTATGATATGGGAGTCTGGTTGGCATAACTATTTTTTCAAATGTTTTCCCACAATACGGACAACATATTGGCTCTATTGACACCGACTTGGTCTTCCAAGGTTCTTTATAATTCGCAGTTAGTTCTAACCAACTGTCAGTAACATTAACATCACAATAAAGAACCTCACTACAAGCACTACATACTGGTCTAAATATAATTTTAGCCATTTGTTTCACCTCTCATATCTGCTCCGCAATGAGGACAAAAGTTTGATTTGCCAACAAAATAACTTTGATACCGATTACAATTCGAGCAATAAAATTCAAAATTATATCCAACCCATTTGCCGTGTTTAACCTCTACAACATCGGCAGAGGGTAATCTGTTTGCTATTTCATTGAGTTCTTCAAGTGTTATCGTTTCGCTTTCTTTTTCACATTGTAAGTAGTGAGATACTTCAAGTTCTAAATCCTTTGCATTTATGTATTTCGGCATTGTCTTTCACTCCTTGTTAAAATTCTTGACTTTTGATTATGACAAATCGGGCATTCAAGCGTAGAGGCGTTTGTTCCGTATGGAAACATTGCTCTCCACACATTGCCACAAACTAAACATTGAACTTTTTTAGTTACCATTCTGTCAGTCATTCTGTTCCTTTTTTTCCTTCCTCGCTTAATATTCGGTCAATGACGAGTAAATCGTAGCTATGTGCGAAGATTCTGCCTTGAATAAATGCGTAAAGTGATTTATCATCACTAAACTCTATTGACTCTATTTTCGCCTCTCTCAGTTCTTCCTCTATTGATTTGATAAGTCTTTCTTTTGCTGTCATTTGCTTTCCCTCCGTTCTCCCTTTGAACAAAATCTGTAGAATTTTCAATAAATAATACTATGTATTTCTTCCGGCGTGAGCTTGATTACTTTTGCGAGTTTTCTGAATTGTCCGAGTGTAAACTCATTCGGCTGATTGAGTTTTGCATAAAACGATGAACGGCTCATGCCGAGCTCAAGGGCGAGCTGATCTTTGCTCTTTCCGGCGAGTGAAAGATAATAATTGACGCTTGCCTTAAGTGTATTTTGTGTAGTGTGTTTCATATTATTAATCCCATAGATCATACAGTCTAAGCTTGAACCATTCGCACACAGCGTCTCTGGCTCCGTCTGACTCTCTTGCTTTTTCGCTGAATATCTCGCTTGCATCGGAAAGAATAGCGAATAATTTGCCGGCGTTTACCTCTGTATCTAAACCAGCCGCTATATGTAAATCCTTGTAAACCTCATCCGGATCCGGATTTATCTTATCAACAAGGTCTGCTATATTGTTTAGTTCTTTTCGCCAGTCTTCTATATCCGCAAGGTCTGCCGGATAGCCGTGTGTAGTTTTCGCAAGATCTCTCAGTCCGCCGGAAAGAATCTTCTGCAAATACCAGTCAAAGTTCCACAGGTCGGCGTCAGAGTATCCGCGTACAACTCTCTGTTTTGCATGTTTAATATTTTTGAAAAATCTGCGTATAACTCTAAATACGCCACGGATGCTATATGGTCTATATATACCAATTTTCAAAGCGTTGTTTTCAAACCGATTATCTATCATTGTACTACACTCCCCTCTCTTCTACCGGCGTTTGCAGTAGCTCATCTCGACGATTTAGATGTCTTAGATACTCCAGCCAACAGCCGTTTGTCTCTTTTGGATCCGGACACTCCGGTGTTTCACCCTCGCAGTATTTGCATACGAACGATAACCACTCATCGTTTCCGTTGATATTACAAGCACAACTGTCGCCAAGTGCGTCGGCGAGGATCTGGGCGACCTCGGCTTCTGTCATTAATATACCTTCCATTGCTTGATATGTTTATTTAATTCCTTCCTATGATTCCACACATATTCCTCAAAGATATCCCAGTTCATCATAAGCTGGTCATACACATCAACTTTAACATCCGAAGTTCTGTCCGAAGGAGGCCAGCTCGAGACAATTATTTCCCACTCACATTTACTCCAAAAATAATACATCGCATCCTTGCGGAGTTGTTCACCAAACGCCTCGCGATTATCCTTATTTTTTTTAAAATTTTTCTGAGTGTCCTTCGCAAAACCTCCGTGATTAAACACATTGAATTGTCTAAATATCCGTCTGTTTACATCCTCGCAGTAGACATTATACATAATATAGTCGCGCATTACTCCTCCTCTTTTCTTATGATTTACTCCCCGAAGTATTATTTTGTGACATTTCGGGGAGTAAATTATTATTTTCTGGTTCCGGAGGCGGGACTCGAACCCACGATATTCAGCTTATGAGACTGACTGACTTAGCCGCTGGTCAACTCCGGTATATTAATTGCACATTTTGGTAGCTTGCAATGTGCATTATTTACACATTACCATCTTCTGAATGTGCAAAACAGAAGAACGAACGGAAGGAATTACCGTTATTATACCGCTACCCCCGGCTTTACGGGTCCTACGGAACCTTTGGCGCTCCGAACAGGATTTGAACCTGTATCAAGGGCATTCAAACGCACTATCCCTTCAAGCGTTGAAGCTTTACCGTTAAGCTATCGGAGCATTGTTTTGTAAGGCTGTAAAGTTCGTCCGGTCGGCACCCCGGAATCTCTTTAAGACTCCAAATGCGGAGTGTGACAGCTGCCTTTCTGTCCTCGAATTTACAGCCTGTGTTAAGGAAGCGCGTGGTCTTTTCTATGCAACCAGATTATTCCACGCTAATTCGGGTGGTTTTTACGGGGGACTTCCCCACATGACCGCCAAACACTCCAAGTTTTGCACGTAAGCAGGCAGTTGCATCTTCGTCGCCTTCGGACACCATCCGGCTGGTATCCTTTGGTTCCGGAACTCAATACAATAGAGTTTATAGACATCTTGCGTGGTCTCGGCCATACAACCTACGATAGTTGCTTAGACCGCTTGCCCGTGTATGATTTGACAGTACCTCAAATTACTCAGTATCTGCCGCCTCATTCCAAGCCCTACATTTTTAAGGTGTTGGTAGGTAAGCACCGGCTGTTGAGCGCAAGACGCGCCGTCAACAGCATGGCAACGGTAATAGGGTTCGAACCTATACTAAGGGAGTCAAAGTCCCTTGTGCTTCCATTACACCATACCGTTATATATCAAGCCGGGCGTGCAGTTTCAATCACGCGTAGCTGCTGTGGATTGCGTAAACTTTATTAATTTATCACCGCCGTGACCTGCCTCGGTGTTAATTCACCAATACTTATTTATCATCGTTTCAGTCGACGTTTGCAATGTTCATTTGTCATTGCGGCAGGAATGATAGCGGCGCTGTGTTCACCCCACAGACGTTCCACGTACACAGTCCCTATTGTTTTAGTAGCTTTTAATGCTTGCTCACCGACTTGATTTCCGGCTTTTTCAAGGTTGGGCCACATCGTTGAGAGGTGTCCTTGCGGTTACGTACCGGATTGGGAGACGTCAATACCCACATATAAGTCCGCAGACTTATATAGTGGCTCTCCACGTACCCCTTGGCCTTCGGGGACTTTGGTGCTCACAGAAGGAGTCGAACCCTCAACCTTCTGATTACAAATCAGCTGCTCTACCAATTGAGCTATGCGAGCGAGTTGCGCGAAATCGTCTTCCCTTCAATCCTTTGCAACTCCCCTCCTGTATTTTACTTCCCGGAGAGAAGGACGGTTTGTCGCGCTCAAACCGTGAGTTAACTCAAAGACAGTTTAGCGACATGCCGGTCGTGACCTTATAACGTTGGGAGTATATAGTTAAGGGGACAACTTTTTGATTTTTTGCGAAATCTGCCCCGTTAACTCTTGTTTTCTGCCCATATTGCGTCGCCTTTATCGTGTTCGTTCAAGCGTTCGCGATGAGCTTTTGTTTTCGCACGATTCTTTTCTTCTGCTATGATATCAAATATATCTTTGTTAGGTACATCCGTATGACCGGGTGTAATAAACTGGTGCGAGTCGAACTTGTCTATACTCGCCTCGAGCAGCGACGCAAAAAAGTCGTCTAACGTGTATCCATGTTTAATACAAAGTCTTTCAATCTCATCTAGCGTCGCACAAATATCACGTTCGAGATCCAGCTCAATTGTCACCGCATTTGAAAAGTCGTGATGCTGAACATCTACACCGTGTATTATCATCAATAATCACCGTCTGGGTCTGATACTGGCAAAAGTTCGGCGCCTTCGGCGAACGCTAACCAACGATCGCATTGCGAAAGTTTTTTATTTCCGTCGCACGAAGTATCGCTACAAAGTGGACAACATTTCTCTCTAAACCTTTCTATCTCGTCCCCGGTAATATAGTAGCAATATCCGTTACTGTTGTGTTTTACGGCGTTTTCCGACACAATACTTTCTACTCCAAACATATCGTAGAGTTCGTCTTTCAACTCAGATATACTTTTGTCTATTTCCATTTTAGTTCTTGCGCCGGGAGATCTACCCAGCCACTTATTCTTAAACTTAATAAGGTCGTCTCTGTATTGTTCTTCGCTTGTGTCTCCGGACTTATACCAGTCGAAGCTGTGAAGAACACAGAGCATATCAAAAACCATTTCAGAAAATTCTTTATCTTCGAGTGGGTTGCTCTTGCGTGCTTCTGCGGAGTGTTCGCGACCTTCGTCGCCATAGTCAATACAATACCCTAACCCTCCGAATATACTGCTCGCAAAAGCGGTATCATTGTAATCCCAGTATCCTCCGCTCATAACATCCTCCCTTTAATCCTCTTCGTCCATATACGCAAAGCATCCGGCGCATCTTGCGGGCAACGCGCCCTTGTTTTGTTCGTGTAGTGTCAGCGTCCAGATTGCGTCGCTGTCCGGTTCGTAATAACACGACGAGCAATACGGATAATAACCATCGGATGAAATGTTCCAGTGTGCGTGTTTGTCGGTTGTTTCAAATTTCTTCATATCGATGATAGTATTGTCTCTGATACCCTCGATAAGCTCGTCTATCTTATCGGCTCCTACGCCGACTGTTATCAGTTTCTGAATCGTCTTTTTAATATCTGTATAGGCCTGTCTTAACAAAACCTGTTCGCGAGTAAACTCAGTCTGCATATAATTCCTCTTCTTCAATTTCTTCGGTATCCGCTTGACGGAACCAGCCGATGCTTGTTTTGCCACACACCGGACAGCGAAGTATTTCGATTGTTACATTTTTTAATATCTGGTCAACTTCAAAGATACAGGGTTGTCCGGAATTACCGCACATTTCTACCTCGTATTCTCCGCTTGCACCGAAACTGTACTTTTCTGTCATAATAAAACCCCAGTTTTATTGTACGATTAAAGTATCGTTAATTTGGTCTCAATAGGACAAACTGTTTCCGACTCAAGGAAGCCGATAACTTTGCCGTCCGAGAGACGAACGCCGTAGGCATCCTCCGGGTCGTCGCCGTAAGCGAGTGCCTTACACATGTCGCATTTAATAAACACACCGCTCCACACTTCATCGAAGCACTCGAACGCGTCTCCGTAATCAAGTTCTTCGAGTTTGACTGTATATGTATTTTCTCTTTCTATCTTCATAATTCCTCCTTAGTTTCCGGTTGAGCCGAAACCACCAGCTCCTCTCTGTGTATCTCCAAGCTTGTCTGTTTCAACAAGCTCAACATTTTCAAACTTATGTATAACCATCTGCGCTATTCTGTCTCCCGGCTGAACCACCGCCGAGAAGTTGCTGTTATTATGAAGCGCTACAATTACTTCTCCTCTATAGTCACTATCAACCACTCCAACACAATTCGCCGGAGCTAAACCTTTTTTTGTAGCCAAACCGCTTCTCGCATAAATAGCTCCGAAACAATTATCGGGAATTGCGACGGCTATTCCGGTGGGAATTTTAACTGTTTTGTGTGGAGGTATTTTTACAAACTCTCCTATGTTTGCATATAAATCCAAACCGGCTGCTTTGTCGCTACCTTTTGTCGGAACAACCGCATCCTCTTTAAGCTTGCAGATCTCCAACGTCGGTCTGGAGTCGTTTGAAGTACGACCGTTAAGCAGACTTTCGCCGATAATCGCGAGAGCATAAACAATCATAAACATCAAACACTCGTGCAGTACATTATGAACGCCGTCCGGAGACATAGCTCCGACAATGCCAAGCACACAAGCAACAATCATAATGACGCACATAGCTATATAATACGTTATTTTTCTCATTCAATTCTCCTTTAACAAACTTTAATAATATCGTTGTATAACACTCTTAACTTACCTATGGTTTTGTCGATATGATAATGTCCGCAAAACCATCTCTTGAACTCCGTTGTTTCCTCTACGGTGTCGAGAAACCTATTCAAGTGATCTGAGTCGTAATACGGATTGATTGAGTCAAGATATGATTTCGGCGCACAATGCGTAACAATATAATCAACCTTGTTATTGTTCGCCTCAAGATTGTCCAGCGCCTCTTCATACTGCTCATTAGACGGAAGCTCTTCTTTCCACCAAGATCTGCCCTCGATACGTTGCCATTTATCTATACTGTCCGCTCCGCCCATAGTAAAAAACTTTTTGCCGTTTATTTTAAAAACCTGTCCTCTGCAAAGGTGAATTATTTTATCGCTGATGCGATGAACGTTTCCACCGTGCCATTTCTCTGTAGGAAGGTGATTAAGAATAAAATGATTTTCGTGATTGCCGTCAACATACAAAGTAGTCCACGGTTTATCGTTCCATAAACTCTGGATATACCTATCAAACTTATCTCCGTCCCATACAATAGCGGCGTCTCCGCAAATAATTAAGAAGTCTTTTGACGTAAGATTTTTGTCGGTAAACTTTCTAGAGTTAATCTTCATGATATCGTTATCGCCGTGTGTGTCTCCGGTAATATAAATACTCATTAAAACACCTCGTATAAAGTTATTAGTATTAGGATGTTCATAACTATAAGAGAAACGCAGATGATTTCGGGCTCCGGAGAGTCTCCTATCATATCGTCCTCAGAGTCTACCGAGTCATTATATCTATCAATCATGTTGGCAATATGTTGATAGATAATTCCCGGGACACAAACACAAGCGACCGATGCGAGGACTTTAAATATTATTGAATGCAAACTATATTATTCTCCAGATTCTGTCTGTTGAAGATTAGTTAAGTCTGATAGTCCGGGAATATTAAATGCTCCGGTTAATTTCTCAAGACTTGACGGGTCTTCTTTGATTTTTTTAAGTTCGTTAACCAAGTTAACAATGCCGGACAAACATTCTTTACAAGAGTCACAAAATACTGAGTTTCTTGTGCCGTTAAAAAGTTTGTCGCAAACCGGACATTTCTTTGCTTCAATCTGCTCTGCCATATTCATCTCCTTTGTCTCTCGTTATTTTTGACATAAAGATTATAACACACCGCTTTGTTTCAAACGGGGTTGTTAACAAATTGTTTACATTTGACGTCTCTTAAATTTGTATGTAATGTCCTCCATGCCATCAACAATATACATCCTTTGGTTTGTATCCGGCGAGTCAAGACCGCCCAGTTCTGCTTTATACTCTCCAAGTTTAATATAGTCGATTGTTTCGCACAACCATTCCGGAGCGGTGTCGTTGCCGGAATACACGCATATTTTGAGATACGGATATTTGTATTTAATCCAGTGAGAAATATTACATAACTCTCTTTGATTGTTGTCTCCGCCCATAAAGCAAACACAAGAAACGAGATCGCCGTATAATATCAAACCCTCTTCAATTATGTCGAGCAGTGGTACTCCGCAAGATGTCTGTAGGTACTGACTGTGGCACCCCTGACATCTGTGCGGACACTCACTGATTTCGAAACATAACGAGAGCTCGTCCGGAACTTCCGTACCAGTTACGGAATATCCGCAACAAAGTAGCTCGTTATTCATAGTATCTATTCGATTCCTCTTTCTGTCTTGCCTCGCTAAATCTTGATACGAGTTTGAGATATCCGATTATTCTCGTGGCGTAATCAAGATCTTCGCTACCACATTTTTCACATTTGTCAAGTTTATGCTTGCTGATATGACCACATGACTTGCAAACGGTATTCGGAATATTAAACGTAAAATATGAACATCCGGTTTTAATCGCGTTCTTCAGCATTTTTGCGTACTGTTCCTTCGAGAGATGTTCGTTAAGGTTGATGTGGCAAGCAGAACCGCCGTCAAGATACTTGGTAAGTCTGTCGCCGTGAAGTATCATCTTGTCGGCCATATTGCAGGTTTCGTCTTCAACCTTAAAGAAATAGCTGTTGTAGCAGTCTCTCGGAACCTCATATCCGTCTTTCTTATCCCACTTGGCGTTCTTCACACCGAGATTTTCAGCCGGTACAAATTCGGTATTAAACATTATGCTATCTGTCTTCGCCTTTTGGTTCTCTTCAAATATGGGCTTCAGTATCATTTCTCCATATTTGAAATAGTCTTCATTGGGAGAAATGTCGATACCCAAGAACTCGGCGCCCTCGACAAATCCGTTAATACCAACGGTGAGATACTGTTTTTCGAGCGAGATATATCCGGCATCATAGACCGGCAAGAGTCTGGAGTTGAAATGGTCATACATTATCGCATTGAATGCCGTGAGGTATTTATGAACTTTCTGTACTTGCTCTCTTACCGCATCTTCAATAGGTATATCTGCGAGTGTGGCGTTCTGTACAAGTCTGTTGATGTTGATTGTCATAACTCCTTTTGAACCAGTTGACACACCGCCGGCACCAAGAGTATATGAGAATGTGTTGTCCTGTATTCCGTTACGAAGTCGACAGCAACTTGCCAAACTATCAACGCTGTTGCTTCTGTATGTGAAGAAAGAGTGTCCTTCTGAGTACATTTGAGCCACGAAGTCAGCCCAGTTTTGATCAACATAATCTTTGCCATTGTCAAGAAGATTGACAGTTTCAACCGGGAATGTAAGGATTGACCTCGTTCTTTCGTGATTGAACCACATCATAAACTGTTTCTGAAGCCACGAAACGCTGACCCATCTCGGAGTGTCGCCGTCCGGGAAAACAAAGTTTTCAAATATGCTCTCGAAATACGGCTGGTCAAAGTAAGCAATGTTCCAAAAGACCGATTGAAAATTTCTTGCAGCCGCCGGCTGGTTCATAGAATAAACAACCTGTTCAAATATATCGTGGATTGTTTTAAGGAGTGATCTCGGTTTTGCCGGAGGTACTGTAACCGATAAATATGAACGAGTGAAGTATTCGTCTCCATATTCCTTACGAAGAAAGTAGTCAAGGTATGTCAAAAACTCCGGCGTTGAAACCGCTCCGGCAAACTGAGCCGCTACTGCAAATACAAGATTGATAAAAGATCCGACGAATGCGTTAAGGTTTTTAGGAGCGGATGATATACCGCCAATTGTTTTCAGTCCGCTAAATAAGAACGGATACATTGATATTGATACACAGTACGGATAGACCGATGTCTCGTCGTGTTTGTATATCTCGTGTTCGTCGAGCTGTCTTATGTATTCGTCTGCAACATCTTCACCGTATAACTCGGTAAGCTTTTCGACCATAAGCAATCTGTTAGTTCCTATGGACTCGCTCTTGAAGAGTTCTCCGGACATTGTTGCGATATTTTTGTTTTCTACATTTGCGTTTGCGTCAAATTCGCTACCGGTTGCGGCGTTTGACGCCTGTTTATATCTGTCAATAAAGTTCGTGTATTTTCTATAAGAGTCATATTTCATTTTTCATTACCGCCCTCACCGCTTCGGGATATGAATACTGTTTGCCGTCTTTCTCAAGAACCGGCACGTGTTGTATGCCTAACGATTTCATTTTCTCTACGTCGTTCTCGACGCTATATGTAATGCCTTTATCGTCAAGCATTTTCTTAAGAGCCATGCACATCGGACAGCCCGTCGAATATAATGTTATTACGTTCATCGCTCGCCTCCTTAAGTTTTTCAATCTTGCGTTTAAGGTAGAACTCTGCCTTTTCAAGATCTTCGATTGTTTTTGCCGGATCTTTCTTGCCGGCTCTTGAAACATATTTAACTACATTGCCGAGATGAAATCCGAGTTTCTTATCTTCAATAAAATCAAGAACCTCGATTTTACCATCGGTATAATGTGACGGATGATTTACTACATCCAAAGCCATATATCACTCCTCCTCGTCGTCGTTATCTTCTGGTATGTAAATTCGATATTCTATGTCTGCCCCACAATTTGAACATCGACATATATGAACTATGCCGGTTCCTTCGTATCCGAAATCTTCAAAGTCAAAATCGCTACACCAGTAAACCGATTTATGTCCACAATGAAAACACTCGTACATATTATTTCCTTCCCGGTTTGTCTATTACAATTACAACCCCACAATCTGAGTAGATTTCAGTCACAGGATATTTTAAATATTTTTCCCATTTTTCGGGAGCGGTATGTTTTGGATCAATCCACTCTGAGTCCTTGCCGTCAAGCAGTATGCTTGCGTCATATGTAACATCAAGCGCTTGTCTTAGCGTCATTGTTATTCCTCCAGTAAATAAACATCGTGTATTGTACCAAAACTCTCCATCCACCGATAACCAGCTGCGACTCCGCCGTAATTGTTACTGTCATAGAAAATATCGATTTTTGACCCTTGAATTCCGTTGCCGATATCAACGCATTTGAGTTTCAGTACATGTCCGTTGTCGCCGGTAATCTGTATTACAGAGCCAAGCGGAATAACATTGGGGTCGACAGCGCATGTCGCAAGGTGCTGAGAACGAGTACCGGTCGACGTTGCGTATCCCCATTTAGCGTCCGGAATATAGAATGTCAAAGAAAATTTTCCGGGCAATCTCCTTGATATGTACGGATCTACAGAGTTTGTTGTTGCGATTTTTGCTGTAGTCTGTTTTGTAGTTTTGCGCTCCTGTTTTTCGGTTGTGCGCTCTTTAATAATCGCTTTTGTTGTGGTAATGGTTGTCTTTACCTGTTCTGTAATTGTGGTTGTAGGTATACGTACTGTCTCTTCGACAGTACTTCGTGTGGTTCCGCAAGCGACACAAGATATCAGCATCTCAGTCGCTGCGACAATTGAAACAATTCTTCTCATTTTGTCCTCCTTTAATGAACAGTAATAGAATGAACGGTGATTTCGTTATTGAGCGTGTGTATGATCTTTGTAGTATTGAGATATCCGTTATCAAAATCGGTATTTGTGAACTCAATCTTTTCCGGGGTAATCTTAGAAATATTGAACAGCGCAGTTACGTTATCAAACGTTGTACCGTTTTCGTCCTGTCCATTTGCTTCGATACGGGCGATAATTGTTTCACCGGAGTTATAGGCGTCGATGATGTCGTCAAATGTTGTAACTGAAGTCCAGTTTACAAAATCGCTTGACTCGTAGTCGACGTAGTAAAGTGCGTCACCGATTTTTGCACCGTCGCCGATACAGGCGCTGAAGCTTTCTCCGGTTTCTGAATTATAATAGTTGAAATTTGACATATTGTTCCTCTCTTTCTTTATTTGAAAATCTTCAAAACGAAGTTGTCCGTTTTCGTCCTCTATGTACGTCATCTTATAACCACCCTTTCAGCTATAATTCTGACAATCTTCACCGCACCGGAAAGAACCGGTGAGCAAATTCGATATGCGTCGTATAACGCTTGATAAAACATGGCGATTTTATTTGTGTCTACCGCCATAATGTCGAAGCGGGAAATTGCCTCGAGAATTAAATAAACAGAGTTGGCTAACGACTCTAATATGGTTTCCATTTTCAACCTCCTGTTAGTTAATAATGTTATATGATGTCAGTTCCCAATACCCGGATGAGTTTTTAAATACATTGTTAGCGTAAATAATATCTCCCTTTTTGATTGGTAACTGTTTGAGCAATTTTGATCTAACGGTAAGTCTTGATTTCTTTCCGCTTCCAACCGATGTGGTGTTTATTCTTGCACACCACACATTTCCGGTAGACTTAGAGGCGAGCTCGGTGTAGTCTTCTATGATTAACTTTCGCCTATCCTCCTCTTTTCCGGTTGTTATATCTACATAACCGAGATACTCCATACTGTTTTGTATCATTGTTTTAATCGGAAGTTCCGGAAAGCTTTTCGCTCTAATAGTATCTTCGATTTCACAGAGCAATCCATACATATCAGTAATTGTATATAGTTTTAATTCCTTACCGTCTTTGTTGAGGTTTGTTGCGTGATTGGTTATGATTTTTAATAGCTCTTCTGTAACGAATTCAGGATTAATTTTCTTTGCGTCTCCGGATTTAAATTTGTAAAACGCCTCTGTAATTGCAAGCAATTCACGGCAATTGCCGAACTCGCTAAAGAATCCTATTTTCAAAAGGATATCGAGCTGTCTTGCGTCTATCGATGTATTCTTCAGAGCAATCAGAATGTCTATAAATCTATTGAATTTGTTTTCGGAATGTGCAAGGGCATATAGTTCATTTCCGATTTTCTTATTGAGATACTTTATAGACTCAATTCCTTTTGCGATTATTTGTCTGTCTTTATCAAAGACAAAATGTTCTCTTGAAACTCCCCATCTCGGGGTGGTTACGAGTATTCCGTACTCCTGTGCAAGCTTGGTGCCGTTTGTAATATCATCCGGATTGTTTGGATTGTTAAGATATGCGGTAATAAATTCATAAGGATAATAGTGTCTAAAATAAGCACACAAATACCCAAGTAAACAATAAGCAACCGAATGATTATATCCAAACGAATATGATGCTGAGTCTTCCAGAATTCGCAGAAATTCCTGTGCTTCTTTTTCTGCGACTTCTCTTGGCCTATCCGACTTACTACAGTAACCTTCAAGGATTTTAGGTAATGCTGCTTTAACGGCGACCTCATCTTTCTTACCTATCGCTCGTCTTACCGTATCCGCTTCGGAACCACTGAAACCGCAAATGTCTTGAAGGAATTTGATCTGATCTTCTTGATACACGAGAAATCCGTTATTGTCTTTCAACAGTTCGTCTATCATCGGCGAAGGGTTTTTATGGACTTTGTGAGCCATAAGATCATCTCTGTATGATGTTCCGGACGGTCTAACAGATGCCGTAACAAGACTCATATCAAAAATCGATTTTGGTTTGAATTGTTTTAATAACTGAAATGCGTAGTCAGACTCAAACTGGAATATTCCATACGGACTTTTGAGCATGTCGCTCCACACCTCTTCGTCGTTCCAGTTTATTTCGTGTGATCTCGGATAATTTATACCTATGTTCTTACATGTGTCGTTGATGATATTAACCGTGTTTAACACAAGGAAGTCGTATTTGACCAACCCGGCTGAATGTGCATCTTCCATGTCAAGCATTAGACACGACACCCCGTCTTTGTCGAACACCCCGTATTCCTCGTCAAGACAAACCGGCGAGATAACCATACCGGCCGGATGAACACTCTGAGACACTTTCGTGTTCAACAATCCGTCGAGATAATAAAATACTTTTGGATTTTCTTCCCGAGTTTTCTCCGGGTCTTTTAAGAAGTCTTTTTTTATACGGTCTGTGTTTGTTAAATTGTACGGGTTGTCTTTTCCGTTTTCGTCGGGTTTTAATCCGTGGTCTTCATTCCAGTACATTCTGAGTGCTCCGCAAATATCGTCTATCGCTCCGGCTTCTTTTATTGTTCCATAGCTTGCGACTCTCGCGGTTTTGTCTGTTCCAAATCTGTTGATTATGTATTCAAAAATCTTTGGCCTGTCTTCTTCTCGACAGTCCGTGTCTATATCTCCAACCTCTACCCTGTCTTCGTTACAAAACCGACTGAATACCGTGTGCCACGTTTCCGGGTTGAGGTCTATTATGTCAGTCACATAAGCAACTCTCGAGCCACCTACGGAACCTCTCGCAAAACCGAGAGGAATTTTATTTTCCTTACACCATCCATTAAGCTCTGATTGTGAGAGCATAAAGCCGGCCATTCCTATCTTCTTAAAGACACGCATCTCTTCTTTTATTGCAGATTTAAAATTGTCGATTTGGTCTTCCGAAATAATTCCGTTTGCAATTTTCTCTTGAAATTTATTTTCGACAAGTCTCTCAAACGCTTCGACGTCGTTATCCGGAGAACCGTATAATACCGGATATTTGTTATCGGTGTTTATGTCGAATTCTTCGACAGAAGCCGCCATAACGTTTGTGTTTTCGATTGCCTGCATCCATAAACTTTCCGGGATCGCGTTCTGCTGTCTAAAATTTTCGACGAGATCGGCGTAAGTTTTATATGTAAGGTCGAATAAATCCTCGTCTCCGTATGATTTGTGTTTGCGTTTGAGTAATATTTTTCTACACTCTGCTTTGTATTCATTAAGAGAATGAGCGTCTGTTCCGGCGATAAGAGGCTTGTGATATTTCTCTGCAAGCTCTGCGAGATGTACATTAAACGCAATCTGCTCCGGATGGTTGTGCGGTTGAATTTCCAGATAGTCATATCGTTTTACCATCTGCTCATATTTGGGATGATCTGCGGGTAGTTTGTTAAGAGGACTCGCCAAACACGCAGAGGTTGTAATGATATTCTTCGAAAGAGAAAGAAATTCGTCTATCGAAATTCTGTTTGTGTAGTAGAAGTGTTCCGGATTGCACGACATACTGACTACCTTGTTCAGCTCTTTAACTCCGGCTTTATTTTTCGCAATCAGTATTGTATGGAAGTTATCTCTTGTCTTGGGTTCAAGCTGCTCTGTTATGTAGATTTCTACGGCGTGTATATACTTAATTCCCTTTTCTTTACAGTATTTATATTTTGAAATCCAGTTTAAGGGCTTGCCGTGTTCGCTGAATGCTATTGCCGTCTGCCCCTGTCTTACAGCTTCGTCAACATATTCCGTATAACTCGTACAGCTATCGAGCAGTGAATAGTCTGTATGAACATGGTATGCTACATACGAACCCAATTAATCACCTCCTTTTACTTCGCCGAATACTTCGGAATCGTTTTCCTCTTGTAAAATTCGTTCCGACAACAACGCGGTTTCATATTTCGTATCGTCCCAGTCGTACTGCTTGTCAAATTCCTCTTGCGTCGAATAGAACCTTCTCGACACTGTGTCGTAATACAATCCGTGACTGATACTGCTACGTCCTCTCATTCTGTCTTTGATAATGTTTACAACAACGTCGTATTTTTTCAGTTCCGGTTTTAAGTTTGAGTTTTGGTCATTACCGTCCTTTTCGTCCTGTGTAACTCTTCTGAGACCCAATGTTCTGTGAGCCAGATTTGCGATATTGCTGGAGCCGGCGATATCGTACATTCCCACTGTAGATGTCTGAGACAGTTTCCTCGGGTGTGCCACAAGGATAATCGCAACGCTGTATTTCTGCGCCAGTGTTATCAGTTTTTTAATCACCGAAGTTTGCTCTCTCAATTCGTTTTCTGACGAGTCGCTCAACATTGTCATCATATTGTCGAGCAGTAACAGTTTGGTTCCGAATTTTCTTATTGAGTCTGTCATTGAGTCAATCAGAATATCGATATTGTTTTCCCAGTCGTCTTTGTAAACAAACCACCTACCTCTGTAGTATTCGTTTATTTTCTCGATCGCCTTGTCGTTGACGGTATAATATGTATCTTCTCCACACTGAATTTCTTCGATGTGTCTTCGTCCGCCAAGAACAAAACTCAGCCAGCTTTTTGTTATCGGATTTGATAACTCAGCAGAATACATCCAAGTGTTTACGCCTTGGTCGAGAACGTTACAAATGATTTGACTTAACAAACTGCTTTTGCCCACACCGGGCATACCGGAGATTACTGTCAATGTTCCGTAAGGAAGCTTAACCAGCTCTTGGTCTATTGCCTTAATACCCGTTTTTACTCCCGGCATATCCTTAAAATTCAATGCCTTAACATCAGACAAATCTGCAACTGACGGAACCGGTGTATCGGCTGCGTTAACTATGATGTCAAACAAGACATCTTTTCCTTTTTTGTAAAGAACCTCGTTGAGATCTTTACAGTCGTCCGGAACGTTAACCACTTTCGTTCTCCAAGAACCAAGTCTCGGGACGATTTCTGCGAGATATTTTCTGCCGCTTTCGTCGTTGTCCGCCGCTATAATGATTTGGTTGATTGTTTCGAGCCAGTCGAAGTTGCACTCAATCCATTTCGTGTTTCCGTCTCCGAGCGGAATTGATACTGCGTTTACCCATCCAGACTCTATGGCCGCGGCGCAGTCAAGTTCGCCGGAACAAATCAGCATCGGTTGCGACGGATTTATTCTATTCATATTAAAAAGAAGCGGTTTTGTATCTGCGTTTTTCTGACACCAGTTTTTCGCTTCTCCGCTTCCTTTTACGATTTTGTGAGACGGCCGATACTTAACCATTGTTAAAACATCATTTAAGTCATAATAGTTGAACACTATATTTCCATGACTGTCTTGACAAATGTCAAGGTAGTCGACCGTGCTTTCCGATATTCCTCTCAGCTTTAAATAGGAGTAGACAGCGTTTTTGTTTCCGCAATCATCTCTCTTCGGATATCTGTAATCCCTAAGTGATTTCACGCCAAGCTCGCCAAATGAATACGGCAGGTCTGCTATCTCAAAGAGATCTTTCACTGCTTCGGCGTAGCTGTATTTGTTTTTCATCATCAATACATCTATAAGGTCATAGTTTCTATGACAAGCACCGAAGCAGTGAGCGCTGAGGTTTTCACTTTTGGGGTTGAAGATTAAAGACGGCGTGTTTTCGGCGTGCCATAAGCAACAGCACTTCTGGTTCTTTTCGTCGTAGTCGGTTACACCGGCAACCGACATCATCACGCCAAACATACCCTGTTCGTCTTCTATTTTTCTTTTTGCTTTGTTAATATCGTCGTTATTAAAAAGCAAACTTAACAACCCCCTTTCTTATTCTTTAAGCCATTTTTTAATTACATTGTTAAAGTTGCTTTTGTTTCCGAGTGCCTTTTTGGCGATACACATTACAAGACCGGTTTCCTTTGAGTATGTGTCTCCCTCGTTGCACTTAACTACCGTTTTTGTTCCGTCTTTCCAAAGGACGATTGTTGCCGGGTCGTGGAATATTACCTTTTCGATATCCGGGAAATACGAAACCTTTATTGTCTCGATTGTGCCGGTATTCCAACCGTTGTACCAATAATACGATGACGTATCCGACAAATAATTGGTCAAATAATTGGTGGTGTGGCTTCTACCATATTCGTCAGTATAGGTGACTAAATCACCAGTGGTTCCGTTAGTTATATATTTAATCATATGTCCCTCGTTACTTTTAGGTTAAATAAATATCGCGCCAGACTATTTCCTTGGGGTCGTAGCCGGAAATGATACCGGCTTTCTGGAGCGATTTCAATTTCTTTTTCATAAATCTGTTTGCGACACACCTCTTACATCCGGTGTATGGTTCGATGTTTTCGTCGCTGAGAAGTTCAATACATATATCTCTGTCGTCGATTTCAATCCAAAGAGATGCGCTTGTACCGAAGATCTGCTCGACATAAAGCCATGAGTATTTTTCTCCCGGATTAAAGAAGCCGTTTTCGTTCATTACCTCTTTGCTTTTGATATGCGGTTTAATATGTATGTTTGTTCCGTAGCGGTTGAACTCACTCATCGTTTCCATCCTCCACTTTAATCAAATCCATGAACGACCAGATCCACGGTGTGTCATCACCGGCTGTTTCCTCGAACACATAAAAGCTTTTATACTTTTCGTCTCTGGCAATTGTGAAGACATCATCTTTGTGAGTGTCGATAAATTCAATGTATTCCGGAGAGAAATGCTCGCGCTTTTTGTTTAATGCTTCGTAATCGATTTTAACCTTGTCTCCGGGCTTAAGACTGTTTTCTTTTTCAATCATCGCAACAGCCTCTGCCTTTGTTAAACCGATTTTCTTCATACTCTTTATGTAGTTTCTTCTCTGCTTTCGGTTCATTTAAGTCCCCTTTCCATAACACATTTGGAAGTATTCGCACTGACCGGTAAAACCGCATAGGTTTCTGCAAAAGAATTCGCTCTCGAGATTTGGTGTCCATTTTGTGTTGTTTTCAATCTCGGATATTTTTGCCAGTATTTGCTCCTCAACCTCCTTCATTTTTGCACAATAAAACGTCTCTTTTATTTTGCTCGAATTTCTGAAACAGTTGAACATTAAACTATCAACTTCGATTCCTTTTTGAGTCAACGGGATAGCGTAAAGATACAACTGATTTAAATATTCATCAAGTTCGTTGTCAGAGACTGTTGGCTTTTTCCTTCCGCTTCTCGGCTTTAACATTTTTGATTTGTGATCTACAAGAATGTATTTTCCGGTTTCGGTTTGAGCCAACAAGTCTATAATGCCGACAAACTTTTTGTTACCGATTTTAAAAAACAGTTTCTTTTCAACGTCGACGATATTTTCAAAACCGGTTTCATCAAAGTTTTTGAAATACTCTGCGCCGCCATTGAAATACGATGCAAATATTTTCGGGTTGGGAGCGGGAGTGTTGACTTCTTTGCTGAAGTTGCAAATGTAATATTCGTACAATTTGCTTTTTTCGATTTCTCCCTTAAAATACTTTTCAAGTATCTTATGAACAAAACTACCGAACTGAGAGAAGAACCTGTCTTCTTCTTTAAGTCCGAGTATGTATTTCATATAGAACCCATATCTGCAATTGTCGAACTGTTTTATTCTGCTATGACTCCATACGTAATCGTCATCGCTTAGCGCCAGCTTAATTGATACATCAGAAGGGGAGATCATCTTCGGACACCTCCGCTTCTTCCTCGGTGTCTTCGTCTATAAGCTGATTGATTGTTTCAGATGCCGACTTTGCCGGTTTCTTTTCCTCTTTCACTTTTGTGTTATCGTTTACCTGTTCGCCGGTATCATAACTGTAAATGGTGAACCACGTTTTCTCTTCGCGTTTTTCTTTGTCCCATTCATTTGTAACGTCGCAATCCACAATATGTATGCGGTCGCCTTCCTGTAACGACTCGGCCTTTTTATGTGCGCCACCAACAAGACTGACGTAACCTCCGAATGTCTGACGATACTCATCTGTCTGCTTGTTTTTCTGGCTTATCGAGAGTCTCACTCTTGTGTAGTTTTCGTAGCGCTCAACCTGCCAGATTTTTGCCCAAGTGTTCGGTCGAAATCCCATGATTATTTTTCCTCCTTTTTTTCGGGTTTATTTTTGTTTGCAGTTTCGAAAAACTGGTTTACTTTTTCGAGAAGAGTAGACGCTGTCTGCGGATCTGTAATTGCCGCATAATTTGCGCTTGCCTTTCCGTTTACCTTAACGATTGACTTGATAAGTTTGATAAGTTCCGGCTTATTTTCATCGTTAATGTTGTTCTTAACAACATCGTCAATCTTGGCTATGATTGCGTCTGCAACCTGTTTTTCTTCGGAAGCCTCTGCCTCTTTCTGTTTCGTTCTCCATGCGTCGGGATCGCTGTCGTCCAGAGTTGCAATCTGGAAATAGTGAAGAAGGAAATATCTGAGACCATACGTGAGCGCTCCGCCGAAGCTCTGACTGGGGTCTGCCGACGAACCGGTGATGAACCACGGAATGTCGATTGTAACTCCGGTTTCGTCATCAATCCACCGATATGTAATGTTACCGCTCACAATCATTTCGTTGATGTTTTCGGTGTACTGAGTGCCGTCCTTTGTGAATTTCACTTTCTGATAAGACGACGGCTCAACCTTGATTGAACTGTGGTCAATCAGTGGAACGAGCGACAATCCGTACTTCTTCATACCGGCCGTTACCTTAGCAAGGATTTCGTCGATACTTGTGTACTTGTAGTTGTAACCGGATTTGTTTTTCACCATTACCGCCGCGATTTCTCTGATCTTCGCGAGCTTCTGGAAGATGTTTAGCTTTGCCTCAGCCGATTCAACTACGGTTTTGTTTGTTGCTTTTTCAGCCATTTTTCACACTCCTTAATTTTTAATATTGTTTTTTTTATCCTAAAAAAATGCGTGAACAAATTTCACTTCCGTCTTTACATTTCATTGTTTGATAATGTTTTCGTTCGGCGTATTTCATTACAAACATATATAATTTGTATCCCGGTTTTTCTGCTCCGGACATTTTACAAATCGCTTTTATTTTATTATCCGTCCAGCTAGAATGGTCTATAATCCTCTTTCCGGATTCTGTACACTTGATAAAATTCCAAAATGATCCAATATGGATTTCACCCGTAAGTATATTTTGTAATAAAGCATATCTATTTCTATAGTTACTACCCTCTGGGATGTTGTCGATATATATTTCCATATTGTGTTTAGCGTTGCCAACTTTTAATACTTTATATACATCTTTATTTGAATAGTTTTTATCTATTACAAAATCACCAACAGATATAAACTCATCATCTATTACAGATCGTAGTTGTTCTCGAATTTTAATTTCACCCTCAGCAAGTATTAATTTGCCACCTACAACCTGTTCGTCTGTCCATAATTTGTTTTGTTTTTTACCATTGTCCGGATCTGGAAAAACCCTTGGATTAATCCTGTGCATTTTTCTTGCTTCGTGTTTATCCGCCACCCTATCAACCACGAACGACAAAGGGACTAATATAACCCATGTAAATAGTGTTATCGCTATCCACATTTATATCCCTCCTAACCTTGTATTTTTAGCATTTCACACTCCTTAATTTTTCAACATTGTTTTTAATTGAATTGCAAATTCGCTGTATGTCATTCTGAGAAAGATTATGACCAAATGTAATTCTTATTGTGCCATCTATATAATCATCGGGAACTCCGATTGCTTTTAAAACATGACTGTGTTTTCCGGAACCTACGGAACACGCCGACATCGTCGACACGAGTATTCCGTCGCCCGCCATCATCAACGCAAGTGACTGTCCGGAAATGCCCTTGAAGCTTACACTTATATTATTAGACAGTTTCTCTAAGTGAAGATCGGCGTTGATTTTTGTATCCGGAATTGTTTCTAAGAACGAAACAATCTTACGCTGGACGATGTAGTCATTAGCCGCGTTTGAATACAGATTAGTGTATGCATCTTTGAGCGCTTGAGTTGTCGAAAGAATTCCTATTGCGTTTTCCGTTCCGGCTCTCATTCCGAACTCTTGTCCTCCGCCCAAAATCATTGGTTCAATTGTAATATCTTTACCGCACACCAATCCGCCACACCCCTTCATTCCTCCAAATTTGTGAGACGAGAATGAGAGTAGGTCGATGTTTTGCTTTGTAATGTCAATTGGTATGTGTCCAACCGCTTGCACGGCATCGGTGTGGAGTAACACATTTCGGTCATGACATATCTTACCGATTTCCTTAATTGGTTGTAGTGTGCCGATTTCGTTATTTGCGTACATTACCGAAACAAACGCGGTGTCTTCTGTGATTTCGCTTTCAATTTTATCCGGAGAAATCAATCCGTTTTCGTCCGGCAAGATCAAAGACACTTTAAATCCGGAAGCTTCAAGCTCGCAAAGAGGAAGTAATATCGACGGATGTTCTATTGCCGTAGATATAACATGTGTTTTTCCTTCTTTGCTGGCCTTCTTTGCAAGACTACGGATTGCCCAGTTGTTTGACTCTGTTCCGCCGGATGTGTAGAAGATTTTGTTTGTGTCTGTTCCGAATATAGTTGCAAGATAACTGCGAGCTGTATACATAACCGTCGATAAATCCTTTGACTGCTGATAAAGCGACGACGGATTATAGTATTCGGTTAAAAGATATTTGACTGTTTGCTGAACACTGTCTGACATCGGAGATGTTGCTGCATAATCGCAATATAATACCGGTTCTACGATTTCGTTTGTTTTTTCTTTTTCGATTTTGTCTCACCTCTTTTCGGGAAAACTATTTCATCAAAGTCATTCGGATTTTTAGATTTAGATATTTTTTCAAATCCCCCTTTTACAACTGCGTACAGATAGTACAATGTTCTCTCCGGGTTGCTTGTGACAATGTGTGTTGTTTCATATGCACCCGAGTCGTCCACCGGTTTCGCATACGCCATCCACTCAATTTCTTTTGAGGGTATTTTATTAATTATTTGCCCTCACCCCTTACTATCTGTGAAATGTTGGTGTTCACATTAGTCCTCCTTAAATTTATACATTGTAAGTCTCGCTACTATCTTATATCCTATGCTGTCAACAAAATAAAATACCGTTTCGTTTTCGTTAACTATGGCTATAATATCGCTGACACTCAGACTGTGACAGTGATAGTCATCCGGTTTATCGAAGTTGAGTTTTGAATATATATTTTCAAGAACAATATCTGTACGCTCGTAATCATTTACTTCAATTGTGGATTCGTAAACAAATTCGTAATCATCAAGGTTTACATTTTTATTATTCTCTTTCCATGTTTGAGAGTTTGTAAAAACATATTCCTGTCCGAATGGCGTACTTCTATCGAGTTGATATATTTTATAGTGGACAGTTTCCATTTGAGCCCTCCTTTGTCTCTCGTTACTTTGTGTAGAAAGATTATAGCACATATTTCGTGCTATAATCGGGTTGTTAATAAATTGTTTACAATTAAAATTCGTTGTCTATATCGTTAGGGTGATACACTACCAGCCACTCGTGATATTTATATATTATATCTTTTTGATAAACCGGTTTGTCTTCCAGTCCCTTCCAGATTCTGTCAAACATTCCGGACATTAATATTTTTCTGCCGTCGAATTTCTTTCCAATATCGTCTTCGTACATATTTAACCACGCCATGTTTTTGCGTATAGTGCCGTCGCCGGCTTGAACTCCGTGGTGTCCTTGGAATAAAAATACCGATGGGTTTTTATATTCATTTTTGTGACGCTGAATGGCAAACATTACTGCCGGATTAACATATACAATTCCGTTTTTGGTTTTGATTTCAAAACTCGAAACATCTATATCGTTCATTGTTATCGAGATCATGTCTGACATCTTGATTCCGAACCACAATAATCCGGCAACGGTTTTCTGATACCACATTTTCTTTCCGGATATAAACCCGATTTCATCCAGAGCTTCAAACAAACTCTCAATTGAACCCCAGTATTCAACTTCGCATTGCGGAACAACATTGACGTCTGAATACTCTATAGATTTTAAATTTGATATTGTTTTAGGATTCCATCCTTCGTCTTCAAGGATATGGAGGAGTAAACCGCGTTGAGTGGATAGAACGGTTCTTGAATTAACCTTATAAACAAAGAATGATTTTAGTTCCTCTTTTGATATCTCTTTTTCCGGATCTCTTCCATCCAGCATGTCTTGCATAGAGTTAAATATAAAACCCATTTTTTGACGCTCTTTACTGACCGGAGACAGTTTAAGATAGTGTCGGCTGAAGAATTCGTCTTCGGTAATGTGTAACATTTACATTCTCCTTTCATACTTATGTATGAACCCTTCAGCCATTATATCATATCACTGTTTTGCCGTCAAATACTCTTGTATCTTTTCCTTGAGCAGTTTGTCTTTTTCGGCAAATTCATCTTCGGAATAGCAACTATCCAGAAGCCATTTACAAACAGATGTTCTTCCGGAGTCAATATCGTATAAACCCAACCATAATACATTACTCTGGTCAAGTATTATACATGGTGTTAAGAAGTGGTGGTATAATTCGTTTCCGGTTGCTCCGTATGGATGAATGCCAAACCTTCTTTCGATTTCTTTTCTGATATCAAAAGCGCTTTCGTGTTTTAGTTTTCCGTGCCGATAGAACAGCGAGATATACACGTCGCCGAACCTCGGATCGCTTCTGGCTTCGATAGGATATTTTTCAAGTAAATCAAAAATGGTTTCCGTTTCGATAACTTCGTCCTGTTGATCAAGATGGGCGCCAACCGTTTTTTCGTACTGGATATCACCGTCGAGATATAGTGAGTACCCTATTCCTCTATATACGATTGACGTATTGTTTTCCTCGAACACTTCAACATCGTCACATACATACCATTTCCCGTCTTGTAAAAATTTGTACATAGCACTTATCCCTTCTACTCATCAGTTAATTCTATTATTTTTTCCAGTGCCTGCATAATTGCGTCAAGCTTTTCGTTTTCGGACGACTTTCTTTCGAGCAGCGCATCCGACAAAACATTCTTATCTGTTTTCCCTAATACAAAATCAGAAACGTTTTTTCTTGCCTCTTCCGTAAACACCGACGTAAGCCTCAAATATCTCATAGTGGTTTTATAATCCGAGTGCTTCAACATGTGCTGAATACTTAACAGTTTTGACATATTTATATTTGTTTCTCCGCCGATGCACGCCGCGATATTCGCAAACGATTTTCTCATTGAGTGCGAACTTAAATGGAACGGCAAATCGAGCGCCGTCTGTGCGCTGTTAAGTATTCTCCAACCGGAAACCTCACTGAGTTTATGATTGTTCTCCGGACTCTTTGAATACACAAGATAGTCGTCGAGGTTGTACTTCTTCAAAGTCTTGAGATATTTTGATATTGCTATCCGCATAGCTTCTGTGATTAAACACTTATCGTCTGCATTAGTAGACAATTTTCCGGTCTTCTTTTCACGAATATAGATATACTCTCTAAACGTTCCGTCGGCATTGATTACATCACCGATTTTAATTCTCAGTAAGTCGCTGATTCGAAAACCGGTGCAGACACCGACAGTAAACATCATATAATCTCTGATACGATTATTTTTAAGATAGAAGTCCTGTATCATTTTGATATCGTCATATGACCTTACAGATTCAGCAGCCGATGCTTTTTTGACGCCTCTTGATGTATACTCACTACACGTCAAGTCTTTTTCTTTTTTAGGATTGTCGAACAGGTTTATTATCTGACACCGAGACTCTTTTTCAATTTTCACTGCTGGTATCATAACAACACCTCCTTACTGTTGGTTAAATATTTTTACCATAAACTTTGAAGATTTGTTAGATATTGTACCGGTTACAATGTTTTCTATTTTTACATATACCGGAGTAAATCCTATTACTACCCCGCGCTCAACCGATAAATCGACGCCTCGCGAGCAATTAGAAGAGCAATAAATAACAGCGACCTCGTCACCCTCAAACAGCTCAGACCCAAGTGCGTCTTTATATTCTCTCTGTTTTGTATTCATAGTTTCCTTTCCGAACATTTGTTCTGTTTTGTATTATAGACACTGTTTAAATTCCTGTCAAGTATTTTGATAAATTATTTTCTCTTATCAATCTCCTTGCTATCATTGGATTGAGTTCGAGCGCCGGAACTACGATTATACTTCCGTTTTTATTCCAGATTTCGTGCGAACCTTTAGTCCGCACGTGCTCGTATCCGGCGCTTTTAAGTATTCGCTTCATAGTTTTTGCGTTAACTTGTTTCATTCAGTTCTTCTATCATCTCCTTCCCTTCCATAATCAGATCTTTGGCGTCCGAGAGAATATCAACCGCGTCTTCAATTTTCTCATACATCTCGCTATTCTGAAGATTTTCCGGTATATTTCCAAGCTTAAAGCTTTCATCCGTAATGACATAGTCAAGGTTTAGCAAGACGCCGTCGAGCTTCATAACGATTTCGTCAAGTTCTTTTTTCTGTTTTTTATTCATGTTGTCTCCTTGTTGTAGTTAAGAATTATTCCGGCTTCCTCTATGATGTCGAGTATCGTTTCTTGAATTGCCTTGGACACATAGAAATCAATGTCGTATTTGTTTTTGTTTTCCGGTTCGATACCGAGTTCATCACAGTATTTTAAGAACAGATACCAACATTCGTATTCAAGGTCATCGAATTTTGTCATCTCCGAACAATCGATTTCGACATCGGACGTAACTCTTGTATTGTCTCCTATTATCGTTGTAATCTTCGTATCATCAAATAATGACATAATACACCTCCTTAACTTAGTATACTTATTGCTATTTTGTCGTAGATTTTGTTTTCGACGTTTCTCGAAACTCTGCCGACTTTGGAGACAATTCGGGTTTTGTCGAATGTTACTATTTGTTCAAACAACGCAGTGCTGTCACATTTTAATCCGGGACATTCTTGTTTTGTAATTGTCATATGTGTCGGCATTTTCTTTTTGGCTCTTGACGTCAACGGAACTCCGATTGTTGTAGGACTATATCGATTACCTACATCGTTCTGGATAATTAAAACCGGACGTCTGCCGTGTTGTTCAGAACCGATTGTGTTTTCAAATTCAACATCGTAAACGTCGCCTCTTCTTATTTCCACTCTTACTCCTCCTGTTGTCAAAATATCCTATTGTTATCTGTATTTTAATAAGTGAGATAACTATGTAATATTCTCTCTTAAGACCAGATTCTGTAATCTGGAGGGGTGATGACAACTGCACCCCAAGCTGAATATCTTTGTGAAGATTGTTTATTTCGACCATACAATCTTATTCCTTTCATGTTTTTATTATTTTTAATCGCAGCTCGAACCTCTTTTCAGTCCCATCAGATACACATCCTGTTCTTTGTCGTGAAAAAGACTGTGGCCGTAATATCCATAACCGGCAAGATAACTCGGTAACGTGTTTTCAATTTCATCTTCGACCTCTGAGTATGTCATAGCCGAAAGCCGTTCGTATTCTTCCTTTCCGATTTCAGAATACGAGATACCCATGTCAGAAGACAGCGGCTGGTAAAAACACTTTTTGCCCTCCGTATTAGTCCAGTACTGAATCATGATTTTCCTCCTTTCTATTATTTTTAATCGGGATTTTCGTACTCGACGATTTCTGCATAATCAAAGCAGTTATAGTGTGTCTGGAATAATGATCTGATTTGCTTCCATGATTTTACCGGTGTAAATTCTCTCGAAAACCATTCTACGATAGAGCTTTCGCTATCAAAGTATTCACAACAATCGTCTCCGTTTTCGATATTCATTTCCGGAATATCAGCCGATGCAACGAAGTCAATCTTAAATTTATCTATGAGAAAGCGCCGCTCAACATCTGAGTTGAGATATAATCCGCATCCGGGTTCATCCGCTTGGTAAACATACTTAAGATCATATCCGGCTTTGTCTATAATTGCTTCGAGATAACCAACGTTTTGACACCATGCATCGGTTTGTAACAGATACAAGTATTTCTCATTGTTTTTGTTTGTCGCAATATAATAGTCGTCTATAACTCCTCTGCAAGAAACGCCTTCCCACGGAATACCGTATGCATCAAGAACATTGCCCTCCCACAGGTTTCCAAAACCGTTTTCAACTCGGCTTTCCTTTGCGCCTCTCAAACCATCAAGAACAGATGCAATGCTCTGAATATCCTCTTCGTTACCATAAACAGCGATTGTTGTACTACACCAGTTAGGCACACTTCTCATCCTTTCTTTTAATTTCAAATTCGTATTCGCCATATCTATATGGCTGACTGTCGAGTTCTATGGGTGATTTTACCGTCATAGCATTGTATCCGTTGCACAGTAAGCCAAGTGTTAAATCGTCGGCCGATGTCTGGTTGAGTTCCATAGGAGCCTCGTCTTTGTTCCAATATGCCATTTTAGTTTCGTAGTCTTTTGATGTGACATATGCCGGGCCATCGCCGGCAAACACCAGAACATAGTAGTAATATTTTTTAGTTTTATTCGCCATTTAAGAATCTCCTTCCACTTTTATTTTATTGGCGTCTGCTTTCAATACTTCGGATATGTATACCGGTTCTGTTTTATTTTTAAAATTGTCCGGAGTGTAGCATTTCATACATGTCTTACATTTTCTCGGACAATTGATTGTGATATTGTGCTCGGTTGCGTAGTCGGCGGTATAGACAGTAAAAACAAAATCAGTCCACGGATACTTTTTCTTTTCGACTTTGTTTTTAAACAGACTGCTTACGCCGCAAATCATATTTTCCGGTTTTCCTTCAATCTTAATCGCCGCATCCATCACCGCGTGGTTCTTAGTCCACAGTGTAAAGATGCAATGGGGATTTCGTTTTGCAAGCCGAATGTAGTTTCTTGCCTGTGTAAGATTATTGATGTCGCCGTGAGATTCGAGTCTTAGTGTTAGTGTTGGAACATAAGGCAAATCGGTAACCTCGTACAGTTTTTCGGTCAAGACTTTTGTGTTATTAGAGAGCGGGGTTGTCAACTGTTTTCTCCACCGGCTCGCGGCAGCATAACACTCTGAGCAAATTGACCCGTCGATTTTCTGCCTGCTTTTGCAAAAATCATTTTCCCATACCGAAGTCGATATGCTCATAAAGTCTTCAAGTTTACCGGACAGCTTAGACATGTGAAGATAGTTTCCGTCTGCTAAATAAATTCTGTTGTTCAAATCATACCTCTCTTTCGTTTTTGTCTCTCGTTACTTTTGATGTAAAAAAAATAAAAGCGTTGTTTTATTGTATTATCCAATTGTCATTTTTGCGTGACAACTCGGACATTCGCTTAGCTGAACCGCACTCTCTTCCATACACTCTGAGCACAACCACTTTTCATATTTCTCATACGAGTCGTCGTAGATCCAGTATCCGGTTTTTGTTTCCGTGTTCTCCCTCCGTTCCTCAATTATTTCCATCAGCCTATTAATTATTTTGTCTGCCTCCTCATTTTCATATTCATGATGTTTCTTAGTGTTTCGCTTGATAAGATATATTACAATATCTACCAACGCCCTCGAAAGTAAAACTGCTAATGCTGTCACGGCAATCCGTTCTATTGTCATTTGTTTTCTCTCCATCCTTCCATATTTGCTCCGCAATGAGGACAAAAATTTGTTCTCATATACGATATATAACGGCATTCAGAACAAAGTAAATCCATCGGATGATTCACCGGGTCATTATTTAATCGTTTCCAATATCCATATTTTACCTCTGCAACATTAGCAGAAGGCATTAAACATAATTTAATCTGTGTCAAATCAAAATCATCAAGTTCCTTTATAATTGGTTCTTCATCATTAATTTGCCATTTAAGTTTCATTTTCTCTCTTTGCTCCAAAATACTTAACAAATGTGTCTCGCTTAATGATAAGGTCATTAAGTTCGTCCCTCTTTTTAGCGATTTCGTCATCAAATTTCTGTGTGATAGTTTCCCTTGACACAATTAGTTCTTCGGCACTAACTCCAACTATCTCAATGCCCTCTGTATCGTTGTTGTATGGAATAAACTCTATCGTCGGTTTATCCCAATAATTGCCGATTTTATACATAGCAACAATTATAGTCGGCAAGTCTTTGAAATTTGCAAAGTCTGTTATAACTCCTGTCTTGACCTCGTTACGCTCGTTCCGGTTATCAAGCACCTTGACGGTGTCGCCAACCTTAAACTCGTCAATTCTTCTTGCGGTAGTCAAGTCAACCTCTAATTTGACTCCGTTAATCTCAATAATTCTTTTGTTCTCGTTCATTTGTTTTTTCCTTTCATTTTTATTTTTTGATAACTTGTTACATCAAAATAACGAGAATAACCATTTAAAATACATTCTATTGCTTTTTTTTCCGACAAGCAACAAATATAGTGACGCCCATTTTCGCTTATAATTGCTCTCGAATTTATACATAAATCGCATTTACTCATTTGCTTTCTCTTCTTTCTTCTGCCGGTTAACCATTCAATATATACCCGAGTTTTGTTGCTATTTTCTCGAGTGCATAAACATAACCATCGAGAGATGTCTGACCAAGCTCGGCACATCTTTCTTCAAGCTCGTCAAGATTCAGATCTTCGAGTCCGGATATTTCAGAATTGATTTCGTTAATCAAATTTAGAATTTCAATTTTCAAATCTTTTCATCCTTTCGTTTTTGCTTAGAGTTTTATTTTGAATTCAACAAAACCGCCCTCAGTATCCTTGAGATATTTCGAGATTGTTTCGGAATCTTGATAACAGATGTTGTTATAATATTTTGTATAGTATTCCACCTGTTTGTCTGTTAGCGAAACAAACTCGCCACTATCTTCGTCGTCTCCAACCACAATCATTGTTCCGCAAATCATATCGTATATCACGCCGTCTTCGTCATGTATAGGTCTGTTCATTTCCAAACCCATTATTTTCCCCTCTTCGTTACAAATAACCGCAACACTGTCGTCAAACGGATATACAACTTCTATATAACCGCCAACAATTTCCTGTAGTGATTTAAGGCTGCTTCCGATTTCAATTTCGTTTGCGCTCATTCCGGGGTTAATTACAAGTGCTTTGATTGTTTTCATTTGTTTTTCTCCTTTCGTTTTATGAATAATTATTCATTCCATACACTGCTTATCGCAAGCAGTGTTATCGGAACAATGACCGCTGTAATTATACCGATAGACAAAATGTCATTTGGTGTCAACTTACAACCCTCCCACAACATATCTTTTCCTGTTCACCGGCGCCGAGGTTGTCGTCGTCTTCATACATAGTTGTCTTGACAAACTCATCTTCGTAATAAATATCCGCACAATTCAGCAGATTTTTATGATAAGGATTTGGATGATATAAATCAAAAAGTGAACACGCAAGAAGTCTTGCTTTGCCGATCTCTTTTATTTCGTCATGGAGCTCTTCCGGAATATCTTGGAATACCACAACCTTGGTCCATCCTCCGCGGTAAGGATATTGCTCGTCAGTTCCGTATGTAAAATAGAAATCATATTGACACATAATTTTCTCCTCCTATTTTAGTTTAGGTTTCTTCTACGCTATCAAACGTCCAGTCGCGATCATTCGAGTCAAAATCGATAAATGTTCTATCAATACCATTCATTCCCTCTATTTGCTTGTCGTAGATATAGTCTGAAATAATGTCTCCAATCAAGACAATATCATCATCGTTGTCTCTTGCGTGTAAATCGGTATCCAGATATGTTGTATCATAACCGGTCATACAATCTTCGATGTCTTGCGACGTAATATCTCGAATATTATTTGTAACATAATTTGCTCTCATATCCGAGTTCAGTTCTTCGAGATCAATATCAAATGCAACTTTGGCGACATATGTGCCATATTCTTTAAAAACAATTTTCATTTTGATTTTCCTTTCGTCTCACCAATCGTCTCCGCTGCTCCAGCACGATGGATTTGTCACATGCTGACCGAACATATTATGCCACTCTCCGCAATACGGACATTCACAGGCGCCGAGATATTCATCATATAACTCGATTTCATTTCCGCATTCACAAATTGCAACCGCGTTTTCTGTGTATGAGTTTGAAATCACAGTTACAACTGCCTCGTATTCCGGGTCGTGTATGAGCTCGTTATACTTGGCTAACCGTGACGGACTCAGTTCGTCTATGTTGACATTTCCGTTTTTGTCACAATCGAACCAGTATGCCGGTTTGTCGTCGTTAATTGGGTCAAGCGTGAGCTCGTAACTCTCTTCGCAAATTCTCTGTCTCTGTTTAATTATTTCAGCCATTTTCTATCACTCCTCCCACTCTTCCATTTTATTTTCGTCGAACTCTTCATATACAATATGGCCGAAACACAACTGGTACTTACCATTGATAAAGTGTTCAACCCAGAAATCGCCGGAGTCCTCTCCGTTGCCGTAAAGAACAAAATGTAAATCCGGATTTAATTTTGAGAGCGCAATCATATCTTCTTCGTATTCATCCCATTGCATTGCGTCAAATAACATATCTTTGAATGTTTTGTACCTAATTGCGTCTGCTGTAGACCACATTTCATACAGCTGTTGTACGATTTCTTCTTCTGAATATTCGATGTTGTTTGGGTTTTCAATTTCCAAATCAAAATAAGTGTAGTATGACATTAAACACTACCTCCTTCCTCTTTATAGTGAGCAGTCACATCAACATCACAAGGTAAAACAGACTGTCTGGGCGCTATATACTCCAGTCTGTTGTCATCAAAACAAAAAGCGTTTATTGGTCTTACTCCGTTGTTGTACTCATAAGTTCCGCAAATCTTTAGGTATAAATACCCAAACATAATGCAACAGTCTCCCTCGTTTAAATCCTCGAATACTGTCGGATTTGGGTTTACATATTTAACATCCATTTTAATCCTCCTTGTACAGTCGTATACCGATGTCGGTATTAAAGTCGTTTAATTCATTTGTGATTTCGGTTTCAATTTCGCTTACAACTCCAAGAGCCCTTGCAATAATTGAATCTGTCCAAGCGCATTCGTTTTCAAACTCGGTGAGATAATCAATATACTCACCGAGTAAGTTATACGCCTCTGTCGCTCTTAGGATTTTGTTATGGATTTTCTCGTCCATTTTATACACCCTTTCTGCCGTCAACTTCCGGCATCTCGCAGTATGTTCTTGTCTGACCATATCCGGCTGATGTACATGTGAGAATTTCATCTGTACATCTAAACCCGTTCTGTCTCATAAATCTGATAACAGTCGGTATTGCCTCCGGATTATTTCCCAACCAACGGTTACACATACCGTGAATTTGTACGGTTACACCGGCGTTGTTAACCTCTATCGCGTAGAACGGGATATCCTCGTTGTCTCCCTTTCTGCGAAGGAAAAACAAATTCGTATTTCCGTTTGAATGATTGCTGGTATAGCCGCCTATACATATTCTCTGAATAGAACCTTCACGAACGATTTCAGCATTGTCTTTCGGAAGACGGATGATATAATCATCGTCTTCATATTCCCATTTCTTTCTCTTTTCGTCGAGCTTCTTACGTCTTTCGTCGAGCATTTTATTTCTCTCGGCTTCTGCCATATCCCATTCACGACGAGCCGCCGCTCTCTGTTCATTCAGCAGAGCTGTTACAGCGTCATGCGCTCTGATAACATCCGACGGGCTGTCAAACATCCAATCAATTACAACTCTGTTTTCGTCATTGAGATTTTCCCATGTCTGTATGGTATCTTTAATTAACTGCGCCGACTCCGGTGCTTTCGCCGTAAGCCTCGCGGCGTTATTGAAGAATTTTCTTAACAACTCTTTTTCATCTTCATTTGGGACTCCATCGGGATATGCATCAGTCAGTGCATGTATAATAAATCTGGTTCTGGTTTCAAAAGAAGAGTTATATCTGTAATAATAATTCTGCTGTATTTTATTGATTACACTCATCATTAAATCAAACTTTTCTTTTTCTGGAACGTTTTTAGTTCCCCAGAGATTGATGTAAGTGTCAAATATGTCTTTGCTGTATGAGTGATTTCTATCAGTTCGGTCATCGGAAAAGTTATCAAGATATAACTTCAGCCACTTAGCCGATAAACCGCTTTTCTCAACGAGGTTCTTACCCTTTTTGTTGTAGGTTATAAACAGATTTTTCAGATCTGCGTTGCATGTTCTTGATGAACCTATAGACAACGCCGTTCTGATATATCCCATCTTGAATAACTGTTCAATTTCCGGATATCGAAGCATATTCACAATGGCTACCGGACATCTGCCATCATGCTTTACTTTTTCGATGACACCTTTTAAAAACGAAATGCGTTTTTCCGTTCCGATATCTTCCGGATTTGCGAAGAACCCTTTATACCCCCAAGTCATTGAGGATATATCTTTTTTGTGCAGAGCACCGGTTGAGTCGACCGCTACGCAACGGGTCATCTTACCGTTAAAATCGAAATATACACGCGAATCCTCATAGGGTTCATCATCGTATGTGTACGCATATCTGCCGGTTATCTGGTTGTATGTATAATGATAATCTTTTTTGAAAAACCGGAGAACACCGATTTCGTTATTGATTTTCTGGTATACCATATAATTATATAAATCATTGCGGTATGAACTTGGATTATACCCATAATGCGTCGAGCTGTCCCCCACCCTGTCTTCTTCTACGGTTTCATATGTTTTCGCAACCGGGAGTTCAAGCTGTGCAAGGTCGTCTATGATGTCTTCGACTTTTGATTTTGTTTTTATTTTCTTTGCTGAAGACTCATACCAGTGCTGCAAAGACCACAGAGATTCAAACTGTATTACTCTTCCATTCTGGAGATAAAATTCATCCTGTCCCCAAAAATCCTTAAACTCCTTCATTAATGGTGTCGATTTTGAGTACTCCATTCGCTTTAATGCCAGACGTACAAACTCTTTTCCGTTCTTAACCCAATCGAGTTTGCAGCGATAGTGATCTGTGTAATAGTATGAAGGGTTGGGATTATCCGGATACGCATTGTTTTTGTCAAAAACTTTTATCATTTTGCGACCGTCTTGCTTATAAAAATTACGGTCTTCGTCCATATAAAAGGTTTCATATTTGACCCAAGGTTTCGGGTCGCTGACGCGGGTGGACGCTTTGCACAGCGTCCACTCCAGCAACTTCTTACCGCTGTTATATGTGTGGCATTTTATATACTGATAATAAATATCACCCCTATTCGAGATGAATCTTTTGTCGTCGGGAAGTTGGTTACTCGTAACCTCTTTTCCCTTTTTGATATCGAGGTAGTGAGTTCCGGATGAGTTGCTCCATCTGACCACATAATCCGGTATCAAATTCAATTCCGGCTTTGTTGATGTTCTCGGCATTGCGTCCACCCTCCTTTCTTAAATAATTATGTCGGCGATAACATAGTTGTAGTCATCGTCGTCGTCGTCGTATTCTTCCTCATACTGAGCTTCTTCTGCTCTCTTCTCGGCTATGTATGTTTTCACTCTTGCTTCGAGAAGCGCCTTGATTGCCTCGTTGGGGAGACTGCTTACGTCGAGGTCGTCACAGTTTGCAATTTCGTCACCGCCTACGAGAAGTGCTTTGCCGGAAGAATATTCGATTTCGATTTCAATTCCATCTACGGAAATGATTTCGTCGGGCGTTACACCCTTTTCGGTGTCGTTGGCAATGTTGCTGAGTGTTGCAATCATCGCACCGATATTTCCGCCGGTTTCGTTGTATGCCTTTTCAAGCAGATTGATTGCTGCGGCTCTGTCCTTTTCGTTGAGCGAGCCGAGGATGCCGACCTTTGCTCCGTCGATTACCACGTATTCGATTGTGGTTCCGTTCTGAAGCTCCTGTCTGATTTCGATGTGGTTCTTAACTTTCGGGGTTTCAATGTTTGCTGTTGACATAATTCATTTCTCCTTTTAATTTTATTATTTTGTTTTCGGTCTATATATGAACATCATAAGATGTTATTTTATTTCCATCCGTAGACGGATTTGACCTTTGTTCCTATCGGTCGAGTAAAGCGGACTATGTCGCTGTGCTCGACATCGCCGTTGTAAATTCTATTCAGAAATCTGTTTTTCGCGCTATCACTTAAACCGGATTTCCAATATCGATATAGATAATGGTTTGTTCCGTCGTGGTGGTATGCGTCGCACTTTAAATCGTTGCCCTCGACATACCATTCGGCATCGTCGCAATCGGAGTAAAGGCAATCCGAAATCTTTTTCGAATTCAGTTCTTTATACCCACAGCGTCTGCCGTCCCACAAGCCGAGGTTACCTATAACAATGATTTCCTCATCCACTTCTGTGGCGAGGTTTATTCTTTCGTCGTAAAGGTAGTCCGAGTTAATTTCGAACATTTTGTCAACGAGTTCGTCCTCGGAGCATTCGGGATATTCTGATTTTAAATCCTCTTCCCAATCCGAGAAATTACAGAGCGAACTCCAGATTATATGTTTTGTTTTTGCCATTTAATACAGCTCCTCTTTTAAGAATTCGAGGAAGTCCTCGTCGAGCACTTGTAAACCGAGCCAGTCAAGAAACAGACCGGCTACTCTTTCAGAATCGTTAACCTCGAGTAGGATTTCATAGCACTGCTCCTGTATTTCATTCATCGTCAGATGCCTCCTTTTCTTTTTCGATTTCGGACTCGATGAGTTTCAGAGCTTCGGCGAGCGCGGCGAAATGCATTTCCTTTTCGTCGCTGTCAAGGTAGTCGTCGGGCATTCTCATTCCGACCGTAATGCCGAAAGATACCAGCGCATTGTAAATCTGTTTCAAAGTCATTTTCATTCCTCCGTTTTGTTTTCGATTTTGATATCTGTTAACACATACGACCATGCCGTGCCGAAGTGTGTAACACCCCATATATACACATTGAGTTCTTCGTCATAAAAGACGATTTCATCCGGACACCAGTACTTCAATATTTCGTATCCGGTGTCTGAGATTATGTAATATTGAAAAATGTCGACATAATCTCCGTATTCGTTTTCGATTTCACCATGTACAAGCTCCATCGTCTCTCCCCATCGGCTCGCCATTTCGTTACAGAGAACCGCGTCGAATGACTTTGCAAGTGCGGCATAATCTACGTATCCGTTTTCAATTCCGTATTCGGACACCGGATTGCCGTAAAACGTGAGACCTTTTAAGTTCGGCATTACATCATCCCCTTTCTTTTTTCGAGCATTCCGAGACATACTTTGATTGAAGCTTCGACATCCTCGATGTAGGGCGTTTCCTTTTCCGGATTGTTAAATCCGTTGCTCATTACGAAATTGAGGTATGCGTGAGACTGATGATATAAATCGTACAGACCTAACCCCAAGTCGTATAAGAGTTCTGAGTTGGCGATTTTGTTGTTTTCCATTTTTACTCTAACCCCCAAAGTTGTTTAATATAGTGATTTTCGTTTTTAAACAGCGCCTCTTGAATAATAGCGTCTGCTATATACTTAGCGTTTTCTTCTAAACAATAATCGTTATATGTGTCATATTCGTCTTCTGTAAAAGCTTCCCATGTTCCACATTCGATTATGTTTCCTATTGCCGAAATGAAATCATTTTTAGTAAGCACAAATTCTTTATTTTCTACTGATGATATAATTGCGATTGAGTCATCTTGCTCAAACACTTTATTGATAACAGTAGCAATTTCAAAAGACGAGTAGCTACCGGCGTCGTCAAGTGAATGAAATAATGTTGGAACTACTTTCTTTATGCTTTGTGCTGTTTTTACAAACGCGTCATCTATTTTGACTTTTCCCCAGTATTCAATTCCGGTTTTAATTCCGGAAAGAATTGTGAATATTTCGTCTTCGTTAATGCTGTAATGAATTACACGATCATACTCAAATGTCATTTCGGTTTCCTCCGTTTTAATAATGGATGTCAACTAATACAATCGCATAATAATCCTTATCCGATTTGTATTCTGAAATCCTTTTTTCTGTTATTTTTGAACTTCCGTATTCATAGTCAAATATATGACTATCAGTGGTGAACGCCCCATATACCAGCTTGGCAAATTGTAGCAGGTAAAACGATTGCATACTTGAAGTGCAATTGTTTTTATATTCAGAAATATATTCTGCAATCGATTTTAGTCGTCTCCCGTCTTCATTATTTCCGGTATAGAATTCCATTTCGGATTTCTGTGCATCATTGAGATAGTCGACTATGTCGAAAAAATCGGTATCTGTCGCTCGTATAACATTGCGAGGATATATTTCAGACCATCTGCCAGCTGAAGATGTGTCTGCATACCAGTCCCAGACTTCTCCCTCGTATGGGGCGAGTGCTACTTCGGCTCCCCAGCGGATTTCATCGTCTGATAGACGATTGTCATTCTGGTCTTTCGCAGGGACTATAATGCCGGTTAAAATGTGCATTTCATTTCCTCCTTATGAAATTGGATTTCGTTTTGATTACCACATATCACTGTCGCAAGGACGACATATGTAGTAAATTCCGGTTTCTTCGTCGATGTCTAAATCAACGCCATACGGAGCGTTGATAATACTCTCTATAATGTCTTCGGTTTTACAAAGAGAGTATTTGTTCCAGACACCGCTTTTGTACATTACGGTTTCCGGTTCATTTTCGTTAAGGATTTCAATTACGGAATCACATCCGAGTTGTATTAAATGTTTTCTAGGCATTTTTGTCTCCTTTTGTTGTTTGATATATAACTTCGAAATTGGGGTAAAACCGTCCACGTTTTACCCGAAAACTATGTCGCCGAAGCAGGCATACTGGATGATTACATCACCGATTTCGGAATCGATTTCATCCATATCGCCACGCCAGTGCTCATTTTCGATTGACATTTTAATTCCATTGGCGAGGTCGTCTGCGTTGAAAGAGTATATATCCGGTTCTTCGTCGTCGATTGTTTCCGTGTCAATCAGATGAACCGACTTTCCGTTTTCGAGAAGGCGAATCATCACTTCTTCGTATGTAGGAATTTCGTCCGGCTTTTCTTTCCGGAGTTCTGCACGAGCGACTTTCCAGTCCGCTGTAGTATTGTCGAGGCAAGCCCAGTAACCTATGCCGCCCTCAAGAGCGGAACTCAGAATATCGTCGATGTCTTCGTTGTTAAAATATAATGTGATGTCGATTTCGAGATTCATTTTTAATCCTCCGTTATGTTTTGAATTTTGATTTCAACTTCTGAAAGCATTTTTTCGATATGTTCGAGATGAGCCTTAATTTCCTCAAGCGTCATTTTTGTTCTCCTTTCGTCCCTCGTTACTTTCTGCGGTTAAAAAGAAGAACTCTCTGAGTTCCTTTTCCATTTCAACCGGGTCTTCTTTTGCCATACATCCGAGCATAAGCAGCGCGAGGAATCCGAATAGCCATATGAAATACATTGACGTTTTCCCCTTTCGATTTTATTTTGAAAGCAGTTTCATAATTGCGGTCTGTGCTTCAGCGGTGACCGCTTTTCTGATGAGCATTTCCTCATAATCGGAAACCTCGTATGTTGAGAGTTCTTCGCCGTTTTCGAGGCGAGTTTCATACTCTTCCATACACTGTCTCCAGTATGAGTCGTTGTCCAGAACTGAGCAAATATTCGCGAGGCATTTTGCTCTGCACGCGATCTGTTCGTAGTCTTTCATATTGACTACCTTTCCGAGTTTTGCTTCTGACATAGTTCATTTCTCCTTTAAATTTTGATTTTTGATTTTATTTCCTCAGTAACATCTTCTTCGGTGAAGAAGTTACTGTGGTCGCCGATTTTAATTACTTTGCTGATTTCGATTTTGTTTTCGTTTGCGGTTTTAAATGCGGTTTTGAGACCCGCTTCAATTACCGCGAAGAATATGAGTTTTTCCGGTTCACCGGATTTGTTTCCGTAAATGTTAAAATAATCCATTTTTCAATCCTCGTAAAATATCATTTTTGAATACGATTTCACATCTGTAATCGCACATCCTTTGTCGATTAAAGATGATATAATTCCCGTGAGCACATCTGAGCTTGGAGCGATTGCCAAGCAGATTTCGTTTATAGAGTCGGGCATTCTGCCATAAATTATATACGCCATTTCCTCACCTCTTATTGTAAACTGATTTCATTTCCGCATACAGCTCGCCGGTTTCGTTATCAAATATGGTTACCTTTTTGATTTCAAATCCGGCAAGTATTAGTGCCTCGATAGCATAATGGACATCGGTGTTTTCGCATTCGGTTCTGACTTCTATACTCCGCTTTGTAGCGTAGATGAAGTAGCCGATTTTAATAGTGTTTTCATTTCCGATTGCTGCGTGGAGTGTTGTTTCAGTTTTCATTTGGTAACCACCTTTCAAATTCAATTTCGTTTTGAAATTCATCTGTGACATCCGAGTGACAAGTGATTTCCGCGATTTGCCACCCCTGTTCAAGAGCCGCTTTGATTAGCGGCTCGACTTCGTTTTTGGAAATTCCCATACCGCTAATCATATGGTCATCGCCGTTTGGGTCGATGGCGAAAACCACATAGTAATCTTCTCTTATCTTTGCCATACCGATTTTCCTTTCCGATTTTATTTTGTGATGTAGTAGTTTACGATTTCCCATTCTGTTACATCGCGTGATTCGAATGTATAGAACACAACCACGAGGTTGGTTCCGGCGGAGATGTATGAACTATACATTGTCCACAGATTTCCGTCTTCCGTTTCGATTTCAATTTCAAATTCGGATTCGAATTCGAAATTCGTTTCCGTTTTCGAAACGGATTTTACTGTCGCTTTCATTGCGACGAGTTCGCTGGGCGGCGGGGTTCGGAGTGCGGCGGTTGTTGAGATAATGCAGAGTGCGGCGAGGATTATGCAGATGATTTTCAATTTGAATTCCCCTTTCGGTTTTGTTTTGTCTCTCGTTACTTTACCATAACGAGATTGTTTTGTCAAGTGGTTTTGCAAATTTATTTTCAAATTCAATTTGGCTGTTCGTCAAACTCCATTTGACCACTGCTACCCGTGGGAGATTTTAGCCTCGATTTCGTTTTCGTTTTCCTACTCATCCCATCGCGGAACTATCTCAAATAGGTATGTTGCTCCGCAAAATCGGTTTGCGATTTTGTTTCCGGGCGTGACGGAGAGCCGTCGTCGTGGCACCTAACTGAATTTCGTTTTCGATTTTAGATTTCGTTGTCGCAGTCGTAGTCTTCCGGATTGTAGGTTTCCGGATAGAATTGATAGTGGTATTCGCGGTAGGCGGTTTCGAGGCTACAGCCAAATGTTTCGGCGTAGTCGTCGCACCACTCGAAGAAATTCGGGACTTGATTTTCTTTTTTGTTTTCGGTTTTCATTTTGCACCTCATTTTGTTTTATAAAGAAACGGAGCCCGATTATCTCGGACTCCGCCAAATCAAAACACGAACAACAAACACAAAAATCGTGTTTTAATTTTCTTTTTTGATATAGACATCTGGAATTGCGATTTCAATAGAAACTTTTCCGTTGGTTTTAGGAGTTATGTCTATAACGCAACAATTATCAACAATTTTCGCAAGCGTTTTTATTTTTGATTCGTCAACTAAAATTAAAGCGGATAGTTCTGCCGATAAGCATCCGGACTGTCGCTTAGGCTCTATAATTGACGGATATAACACATTATCTTCCGGAAATTCATCAACGATTTCCTTTATGAAATTATACGCCTTAATCAGCTTGAACGCTTGTTCTGGATTTACAACATAGTCTTTATTGTCGCGCCCAGCCAAATCCGAAAAAATTTCGTCTATCATACCATCGAAATCCATATCAAATTCGTTTTCGTTTTTATTTTCCAATTCATCTATCACCCCCTTTAATTTATCATTTTTGATGATTTATGTCAAGGGTTAATACCGAACGAATTTGCTACGAAATCTCGATATAATTTTATTTTCCGACTTTATTTCGTCGCTGGATTAGGTTTTCATATACAATTTCGTTTTCAGAATTGCAAAAAAAATAAAGCCCGATTTCGTTTTTCAGAAATCGGGCTTTTTATTCGTGAGCCGGTAGATTACTTCTTTTTGATTACTTTGTAGCCGTCTACACCGTATGTGCCGTTGGTCGCAATTCTCTTCATCATACGCACGATAGCATCCATAAATCTACGGTCATTCATAACCGAGACACTCAGTTCGTTTTTGCTGGATACTCTCGCGTATACTGATTTGAGATATCCGACATCGTGCGATGTGGCTTTGTAGGTGTTGTTGCCAGTTTTTTCGTTTTTCGAATATGCGAGCATATCGACTACATCCTGTACTGCACCGAGAAGTTTGCTGTTGCTGGTCGGATTTTTACCGAGTTCTATTTCCTTTGCCTTTTCCTTGAGATAGTAGGTTTCCTCGATAAAGGACTTGCTGACGCCTATCTGTTCCGCTTGATACAGGCAGAATAACTGGTTAAGTTTCTGCATAGCATAAGTCCATCTTGCGTCAGCAGCAGCCGACTTCTTCGCGTTTTTGATATAAACGCGGTCAAAACCTGCGAGGTCAATACGGGCGGGCTTATCATCGAGTTCAACCTTTGTAATCTTTTTGGTTGCCTCGTCAACTTCCGCTACCATTACCTTTACCATATAGGAAGCGGTTGTTACAGCCAGAATGATTGCGTTCTGCTTGCTATCAATGGCAGTCTTTGCGAGTGTGTCGTAGTGTTCGAACTCAGCCGCGAGTTTATATTCTTTCGCGAGCGGGTCGATTTTGCCTTTACACTTTGCAACGATACCCTCGATATCGTCGTCCTTGGCTGTTTTGAGTTTTGCGTTGGTTTCGTCGATAATCCGCTGCATTTCTGCGAGCACCTCGACCGTATTGCGTATGACTGTGAGTGACATTATATTTGTCCCCTTTCAATATTTATTTATGCCCACAGTCAGGGGCATAATGAAACGCGCCGACACTATTGTGCCGACGCGCTCTATATACCTCTGACCGCAGTTTTGAAAGGGCGCAGTCAGTAATACTTAGCCGAAACTGATATCCACACTTGACATACCACCGAGCGCGCTGGGCTACACACTTAAAGGCGCTCCTTGGAGCATACACCCTTGGGTGTCGCCGTATGTTGCCTTACTTACTCGGTTTCCGTCGCGTGTTTCCACCTATTCACAAGTGATTACCTACCTGTTACAACTATTACGCGAGCAGGTCGCCCGCGCTGGTGTATCCGCGTTCATTTATCGTGTCCGAGATACCAACACAAACCCGCGCCCGCGCCCGCCCGCGCCCGCCCGCGCCCGCCCGCGCCCGCCCGCCCGCGTGAATTGACGCGGAGCGGAGCGGAGCGCGGAGCGGAGCGCGGAGCGGAGCGCGGAGCGGAGCGCGGAGCGGTCAATATAATAGGAACAACCGACCGAAAAATTAAGTAAAAAAAATATAACATTTTAAATGTTATATTTTACCGCCCGCCTATTAATTAATTACATTAGATATTGACAACCCGCGCCCGCTATGGTAATATTGATTTAATGCAGGCGGGCGCGATATACCGCCCCGCTTGTAAATATTGAAAGGTGGTATAAATACCATGACAAACAACAAACACAACAACCCCGCAACAACCCGCCCCGCGTCAATTCAACCGAGCGCGAAAGAACGCGCCCGCGCCGAGTATGACCGAGCGCGCGCCGACCGAGACCGCGCCCGCGCCGAGTATGACCGAGCGCGCGCCGAGTATAAGCGCACCCCGACCGAGACCGCCCGCACAAAGACCGAGACCGCCCGCGCCGAGTATGACCGAGCGCGCGCCGAGTATAAGCGCATACAAGCCCGCGAGCGCTCCCGCGAGCGCTCCCGCATAAAGACCGCCGGAAAGCGCGACGCGGTCAAGCCGTTACCGGCGGAGCGGTCTATAATACCCTACCGCGCCCGCGTCAACCCATTACCCGCCGAGACCGACCGAGAGAGACGCGCCCGCCGTTTAACCGACGCGGTCTATACCTTTGGCGGTTGTAATGGTAACAACCGCGAGTATTTGCAGTTATGCGCGGTTGATATAGTGCATACAAGTTTAACGGCGGGAGCGCGGAGCGGTCAACAATTATTTATTGATATGTTGAAGTTGTGCCACTACTCAACAACCGCCGATTATAGCGATACAACCGCATTTAACCGAGCGCACGCGGTTTTACTTGAATTGATTTCAACCGCCCGCGTCAACGTTTATGTTGATATGACCGCCGACGAAAGACCGCCCGCCGAGACCGAGACCGAGAGACGCGCCCGCGCCCGTAACGATGCATATGCGGTCTGGTATGGATACCCCGCCGACCGCGCATTTAAGGCGGTCAATGAAGTAATGTATCAATATCGCCGTAATGATAAAAAAGCGGTTGATATGGACTTATACCGAGAGAAGAACAAACACCGCGCCCGTAGTAATGGAACGGCGCATATTGACGCGGAGACCGACCGCGCCGCATTTATTCAAACATTAAACCCGCGCCGCCTTGAAATATTGATGTTGATTAAAGACGGACTAAAACAAGTTGATATTGCGGAAAAGTTGAATATATCCCCGTCGGCAGTAAATCAACATATAAACGCGATTAAAGAACAATTCAAGCGGTTTAATGCCGACCGCCCCGCGCCGACTGAAACCGCCGACCGCCCCGCCCCGCTATTATTCCATTTTACTCCGCCCGCGCCCCGCTCCGACGCGCTCACGCTCCGCGAGTATAACGGCGCGCGCCTAGTTGACGCGGTTGAAACCTTTAAAACTATGTAAACAACCCGCGAAAGTTTACCCCGCCCGCCCGCCGATTATGGACGCGGGCGGGATTTTTTGCGCGCCCGCCCCCCAAGCCGCTTTTTCTCACCCTCTGAACCTCAGATTCAAAACCCCCACAACCCTCCAAACCACCAACACTTTAACATATGCAGCTTTAAACACATTTCCTACAAACCGGTACACCGATAACATCCTTAAAGAAAAAATTTGTAACAATCGCGGATCTAGACAGCCGACCTTACCGGACAGCATTTACGGAAGTACACATATTGCGGCATTTTGATAATTTTTCTACGGACGCGTTTAGGGAAAGCCTGTTGCAAACGAGCATAAAAAGTAATTGTATAAAATAAAATAAACAATATGAGAAACCGGAGAAATCTCCAGAAAACCAATTTGTAACATGAGCAAGTAAGAAGAATTCCGGCGATGCTGCAACTGCGCGACCGAGAAATCTTCTGAACGCCACCCCGCAAAATATTTGTTTACGGCATTTTGTAAATTTTTTATTAACAACTACTGTTGCCGGAATTCGCAGTGTTATAATTAAACCAGACAATAAAAATTTTTGTTATGTCACAAAAATTTAAAGCTCGCTCCTACGGAGCTCGAAGGGTCCCTTGTTTCCATTTATATATAACTTCGAAAATGGGGTAAAACCGTACACGCTTTGTGTACGATTTTTCCGGAAAACCGTCCACGGGGGCGGTACTATTTTGGCCGTAAAGTAACGAGGGACGAATTTAAGGGGGATAGATATTTTTTTGAAAAAGTACATATCTGATGTAGTAGATATGTCCGGGGTAGATCGAGGCAAGTTTAACTTAATAGTCAGCCCGTGCGGGAGTGGCAAGACGTACTTTTGCGCGAACACTCTTACGGACTACTACCGAGATGTTTTGCCCGGGGAGATACTATTTGTCACCAGCCGCAGTTTAGCCGCCAACCAGCTTGTGCGCGATAGCGACGTAAGCGAGAGGTTTGACATAGGCGATACGTTTTTAAAGCGTGCGTGGATGGGCAAAGACGACTTAAGCTACCTTAATACAAAAGGATTACAAGTAACCACCTACGACAAGGTTATAAAGCTTTTACTTACGGACGGCTACGACGCCCTGTTCGGAGTAAAGATACTTATATTTGATGAGTGCCACGCGCTGTTCAGCGATCGCTTTATAAGAGGTATGGATTTCTTGTGCTACTGGATTCACGTAGCGGTCAAGACACAGTCACATTTAGTCTTTGGTCTTACGGCTACCCCGGGCATAATTTACGCCAACTCGCGCCAGTGGTGTACGGAAATAAACGAGCTTTGCGACACCGGCGATTTAGACGGCTACAAGGCGAAGAATTTGTGGATAGTAGACTTTACCGCTTTTCCGGAGTTTTACAACAAAGAACTCAAGAACAACGGCAAGACGATAATTATGTGCGACTCCATACGCTCTACCGCCAACGTGCTTTACAACTCTATTTACGGCTCAAAGCTTTTGGTCAGCAAGTCCGGCAGCTCGGACGGCAAGACTTGCTACAACCCGGCGGATATGGACTACATACGCGAAGCCATAATAACCCGGGGCGTTTTACCGGACGACGTAAAGGTTTTAGTAGCCACCGGTACCATAAGAGAAGGGTTCAGCTTTGTAGAGAAAAGCGGCGTACGCAATGTAGTGTGCTGCTTTACGGACGAAATGAGCATAACCCAGCTTATGGGCAGATGCCGCTACGACATAGACAATCTCGTAATTATCAAAAAGGATAACATATACGACTCCGCCGGATACGTTCCTTATATTAAGTTCCAGCACGACCTGTTTGACAGGTTTGAAGCCGGCGTAGGCGAAGAGTGGTTTGAGGGTATTTGCGACTTAGTTAAGTGTGGCGTTAACGACATACAGAGATTCTCGTCAGACAAGATCAGTCTTCATAAGGTTACGAAGAAATATGAAGACCGTCGCAAGGATACTCCGACGATAGCCAGCCGCTCAGCAAAGAATCAGATGAAGAAATATATATATAACACATACATTGTTAAACCCGGAATGAGCAAGGACGATATGTCTAAGCGCTTAATTGATTCCGGCAACAAACAGGACATAGTCGATAAAGCCGTTGAGCTTGGACTGTTCGGAGAGGAAACCGGCATGCTGTCTTGCAACAGGATAATCAACATCTGCGCCAAGGAGATGGGGTTTGAGGTAGACCGCAGCCACAAAAGAAGGGAGAACGGCAAGTTCGTCCGCTATACCATTTTGAAGGAGGTGCAGAATGCAAACAAACAAACTTGATGATAACTATGATACATCGTTTGAAGAGTTGGTGATTGATGCAGGATATAACCCCAATCTTTGTGACGATGATTCGGAATATAAAACAGATCTTGATGTCAGATACGACGAATATCTAGAAATGGTTAAGGAATACTCTGACGGAAATATTGAGTACTAAACGGGGGTGGTAACATAGCTAAGAACAAAGGAGTATATATTCCCAAGATTGAGTCGAAGGATTTATATATAGCGAACTACGAGTTACACAAAGACTACACACTGAAAAGATCAGACGGCAAAACTAACTATAAAAGGTTTAAGGCCGGACTGGACTACAGTCTCGACCTTATCAAAATGAGAGAAGTATATGAGTCGGTATACAGGAATAGAAGGTTCTCGGAAAAGTTCAAGGGCAAGGAGTATTGTCCGTTTGTAATTAACGTAACATTCAACTTTAACGCAAAGGAGTACAACAAAGCCGGTTCCAATACCTATGTTGACATAAAGCGTGACATTAAGGAGCTCGAGTTTGATGACTGTGTATGCGTGGTGGATGGCGAGCTTGCCGGAATAATTACAAACAAAGAGTTTGAAAATCCGGTGGACGAAAAAATACTCGGCAAATATTTCTACATAAAAGATAATAAATATTGTGCAAAAACAAACATTAATACAATAAAAAATGTTTCAGATATAAGAAAAGAATTATATACGCACGGATTTGATATAGACGGCGTGCATTATGTTCGATACAAAAGATCCGCCGGGTCTGCCCGGGTAGGCCGCTGCCTGTTCATAGCCGAGCCCCTGTTCGCCAAGATGCGCAAGTGGGAGAACTGTGGTATCAAGGTTGAGCCGGGTGGCGAGATAGACTTGGCGGCGTACGAGTCTTACATATCTCTGACGTCGTCCAGTATAATCGACACCGTAACCATTGAACCGTCTAATATATTAGTCATCGACGACTTCACCAGCGTGTTTGACGATGACGTCGTATCTGTTACGGAGTCGAGCGGAGAGCTCGAGTCTACATACACAAGGACTACTATAGAGAACGCCATATGGGACGGACAGTCGCTTCTGGACGAGTCAATTATTCCGGAGCAGTACAAAGACAAGGGAATGCTGTTGCTGAGAAACCGCTTCTTTAAGTCGTGCTGCTTTAACGCGAACATACAGCAGTGGTTTGCCGACAACAACATTACCGACGTCAAGCAGCTTAACGGGTTCACTACGGCGAGCTCGATAGAGGACGTCAAGATGATCACCACGCCTTCGAGCATCAAGTATGTTAAGTTTGGCACGCTCGAGCAGTGGATGGACAGTCTCAATCCGGAGTCCGGCGGAGATGTGTTCGGTTTGGTTAAGTACGAGAAAGAACAGAAGTACTTCGGCGGGCGCATGACGCAGTCGCACTACCAGCTTATCAACAGCATCCAGCTCAGTCGACCGGAAGTCGACGCGTTGCTCAAGCCGACGTTTGACTTTATGACTCTTGTTAAGGAAGATCCGGCAGTATTGAGACACTGGATTAAGTTCGACATAAACAAGATCAGCGACATCGCTCCGGCGGAGTCAAAGATGGATGTTGTGTATAAGCTGATGTCAATCAACCCGGAGTTCTGTAAAACCAAGATGTACTACGACTTCAGACAGGACTTCTTAAAATCGTTCACGAAAAATCTAAAGTGCGGCCATGTGTTTGTTAACGGCAACTACTCCACTCTGTGCGGTAACCCAATATCAATGCTTAAGAGCGCCATAGGAAAATTTGACGGGGTGTCGGAGTTTGAAGTAGGCACCGTATACACAACAAGGTTTGGCTGGGATAAAAAGATACTCGCGTCGAGAAGCCCGCATATTACAGCATCAAATGTACTCATTACAACGAATAAGTACCATCCGGATGTTAGTAAGTATATGAACGCCACTCCGGAGATTATATACATCAACTCGATCAACGAGAACATCTTGCAGAAGCTCGCCGGATGCGACTTCGACTCAGACACCGTTATGATTACGGATAACGAGGTTTTGATCAATGCTGCCAGCCGCAACGATAAAAGGTTCAAAGTCGCGGTGTGTAATGTGGGCGGAGTCAAGCGCAAAAGAAAATATACGCCGCAAGACCTCGCAGACCTTGACATAAAAACCAGCAAGAACCTTATAGGAGAAATAGTGAACCTGTCACAAGTGCTGAACAGTATTATATGGGACAGGCTGGCGGACGGAGCCAAGCTTCAAGATATTGAAGGTATATATCTTGATGTGTGTAAGCTGAGTATTCTGAGCGGCATAGCGATAGACAGAGCTAAGCGTGAGTTTGTGATTAACGACGCAAGGGAAATTAAGAAGATACGCACGAAGTATCACATCGAAACCGATGACGGCAAACAGGTTAACCCGAACTTCTTTAAACACATCTCTATGCTTAAGGGTTATTACAATCCGGAGAAGAAGGCATACTTAAAACACGATACCGCAATGGACTATCTTATTACCAGTGTTAACAGCTATAGGGCGTCAAGAAATCATAAGAATGCAAAAAACGAGTTTGCCGAACTGTCGGATATCATCAACAAAGATTTGATGGACTACAGCCAAGTAAACTACAAACAGATTAAGCGCGTGATATCGATGGTCGACAAAATGAGTGCAGACATCTCGGCGGTGTACAGCAGCAGTAAGACCAAAGACCAAGACAAACACTTTGAGGCGGACGCTATTCGCCAAGACTGTGTAGAGAGTATCGGAAAACTTGTAATGAACAACAGCACAATGATTGCGTTACTGAAGACTCTTGAGAAACCGGAACACGCACACCATAAGAAGATTATTACATACATTCTGTTCTCATATCCCAACACATCGTTTTTTGATGTGTTACTCAAGAGTAGAAAACCGATCGATTGTATTGAAGAAAATCCGGACGGCGACATTGAAATATACGGAGTAAAGTTTCAGTATATCAGATAATTTATACAAAAAACGAACGCAAATGTCCGAATATGTTTTATTGTGCATATAGTGAATAAAGCCCACAATCCCTTGTGTATCAAGGGGTTACAGGCTTTACACTATATGACATGTTGAGAGTGCTATATGGACGATATATGGAATCGTCAAAAATAAAGGTCAGAAATTAAACAAAAAAAAAATGAATTAAAAGGATGGAACAATTTGGTAGAAATCACAAGAGAAGAGGCTGAGATTATCAGACTCGAGCTCGGCGACGATATAACGATCGCCACGACTTGCAAACAGAAGGGCGGCAGACGCAAGAAGAGGTACATGGAGGAAAACCGTACCAGCATGAGGCTGCTCAGACAAATACGCAGAGGCGATTATGGGAGGCGCGATGAGTCAGACAGAAAGAAGAAATGATGAATCATTCACCGATTATTTTGTAAGGTTATTTGAGCATAAGAAGTTGTACAACCTTAACTGCCAAGATATAGCAGAACTGCTCAACGCCGAGTCCGGAGAGGAATATACCGAATCAAAGTGGCGCAAGGAATACGCCGCATTTAACAGAGGAAGACTGTACGAAAGAAACCAGATGGAGTCCGGTGTGGCTACGAGGATTCTCGCATTAAGCGACTTTCATTATCCCTTCCAGCTTCCTCAAGAAACATTTAAAGAGTATTGCGGACAGATAGACGTCCTCGTAATTAACGGCGATCTGTTTGATATGCAGAGCATCTCGAAATTCCAGAAGGCATACAGAATAAACTTCATGGAAGAGTTGATAGGATGTCGTCAGTATACGATTGACTTGATCGAATACCTTAGTCCTAAGCGCGTAGTATTTACATCCGGCAATCACGAAAAGAGAATGTCGACATATCTCCAGAAAAATCTCGATGCAGAGATTAAGGAGCTTATGCCGGAAACAGCGCTTGACTTAATTGTTAACGACGGGTTCTATCATTACGATAAAAGGAAAAGAAGTAAGACATGGTACGAGCCGATATGCAATCTGTTTGATAATATCTCCATAGAGTATGACGGCAGCTGGTATGTCAAGATCGGCAAAACAATCTTTGCTCATCCGTCTACATATTCCAGCGGAATGCTCAAGACGGCAGAGAAAGCCATAGAGTGGGCATATAGAAATATCAGAGACTTCGACTGTATGGTTATGGCTCACACGCATAAGCTCGGTAGCTACATACAGGGCGACGCTTATCTGTTCGAACAGGGTTGTCTGTGCAAGACAGAAGAAATGCTCTACATGGACGGAAAACTTACTCTTCCGCAGCAGAAAGGTTTTGTGCTGATTGCTCAAGACAAGAACGGAAGTTTGATGTACGATAAGTGCAAACTTGTTCAGTTATGATTAAAGGATGAAAGGAACTAAAATGAATAGAGACGAATTTGTAAGGAAAGTGGCGGATAAATACAACGTCAATATCAAAGACACTAAATTATGGTTCGACGCATTCGTCGACGTTCTCGCAGAGTCGGTAACCGAGGACGATATAAAGATAAGGAACTTCGGCAACTTCGAGCTTCGCACAATGAAGCCCAAGATCGCGAGGAACCTTAACGACAATACAGAGGTACACGTGCCGGCGAGAAAGAAGCTCTACTTCGTGCCGTGTCCCAAAATTGCAGAAAAGATTAAATCCTTACCGGTAGAATAATACAAACGACCGGAAACTGCATCGGCTCAGTTATAGTTTTCTGTTACCACCCCCTTTGACGGAAGACAACTTATAACCGACTAAATAGCGCTCTGCAATAGCGGAGCGCTATATTTCTTTAATACGGAGTGA